ATGGGAACCATCACGCAGCGCAAGCGCAAGGACGGGTCATCGGGCTTCACCGCCCAGATCCGCATCATGAAGGAAGGGAAGGCAGTTTATCAGGAAAGCCAGACGTTCGACCGGAAGGCGACGGCGCAGGCCTGGATCAGGAAGCGTGAGGCCGAACTGTACGAGCCGGGCGCCATCGAGAAGGCCAATCGCAATGGCGTGACGGTCAAGCAGATGATCGACCAATACCTGGTCGAGTACGAGAAGCTGCGGCCGCTGGGCAAGACCAAGCGGGCAACCCTCAAGGCGATTGGCGAAAGCTGGCTTGGCGAGGTGGAAGACCAGCAGCTGACCAGCCAGAAGCTGGTTGACTACGCAATGGACCGGATCGAGAAGGACGGCATCCAACCGCAGACCGTCGGCAACGACCTGGCGCACTTGGGCGCTGTCCTGTCCGTGGCCAGGCCCGCATGGGGTTATGAGGTTGATCCGCTGGCCATGCCCGATGCCCGGCGCGTATTGAAGAAGCTCGGGGCTGTGACCAAGAGCGTGGAGCGCAGCCGCCGGCCGACTCGCGACGAACTGGAGCGCATCATCAAGTACTTCCAGAAAGTGCGCGATGCCAGGCGCCAAGAGATCGACATGGTGCGCGTGGTGGTGTTCGCGCTGTTCTCAACCCGACGCCAGGAAGAGATCACGCGGATTCGCTGGGATGCGCTCAACGACCAGGAGCAGTCGGCGCTTATCACCGACATGAAGAACCCAGGGCAGAAGTATGGAAACGACGTGTGGTGCCACATGCCCGACGAGGCCTGGCGCATTCTGCAGTCGATGCCAAAGGTTGCCGATGAGGTGTTCCCGTACAACTCAAGGTCGATATCGGCGTCCTTTACCAGAGCCTGCCACTTTCTTCAGATCGACGACCTGCATTTCCACGACCTACGCCACGATGGCGTAAGCCGCTTGTTCGAAAAGGGGTGGGATATTCCGCGCGTGGCCAGCGTGTCGGGCCACCGGGATTGGAACTCGATGCGGCGCTATACGCACCTGCGGGGGAAGGGAGACCCTTACGAGGGGTGGGAGATGCTGGAAGAGGTGGTAACGGGCCCCGTTATCGAGGCCCAAAAGAGGGTCAAGAGACGCGCCTGAGGCCGCGCCCCATGAGCTTGTCCTGCTCGGCCTTTGCCTTGGCGTGCTGGTCATCGATGTAAGCAGCCAGGTCGTTCAGGTGCACGCCGCGCGCGCCTTTCTGGCTTGGCTCCATCCAGACCAGGGGCAGATTGATCTCGCCGCGGGCCACCTTGGCCTTGAGCTTGGTAGGGGTGATATCGAAGAAGTCCTTGCAGACTAGGTCGATGGGGATGATGGCACGGCCGTTGTACTGGGCCATCAGCAGGAAAACTGTATTCATGGGTGTCTCCTTTATATAGAAGTTCAGGCCAAAAAGTGGTGCCCGACCTGCGCCGCGCGGGCGGCTTCCTCGGTGCGGAACATGAGCTGGGTTTTGCTGGTGCTGCCCCAGGCGCTGTACTCGACATCGACCCACCATTGGCCGAACTTGCGGTACGGCTCGCCGAGGATCTTCGTGACGTAGCAGTCGATCAGGTTCATTGATGGTCTCCACGCCGCCGGTGGCGGCAGGTTGGTGGTCAGGCCATATCGGCCAGGGCAAATACGATGCCGCGGCAGTAGGGCTCGCCATCCTCGACCACCTCGAAGGAGGCATGCGGGATGTCGGTCTTGTAAGTCCAGCTGTAGCCTTCTTCCTTGCACCAGCAGGCCTCGATCGGCATGGCATTGGCCTTGCGCTGGTAGTACTTCATGGCCCCATCGCTGCCGCGATCGTCGAGGCAATCAGGGTCGGGAAGCGGGCCATCCTGATCGACATAGGCATAGCCACCGTCGTAGCAGCCGATCTCCTCCCGGCGGGCGCCGTAGAACTCCATCAGGTCGTCGCTGGCACCGCAGAGGATCACCAGGCCGGCGCTCTGCGCGGCGACGATCAACGCGCCAGGGATGCGGGTTGGGTATTCGAGTCCGTTCAGTTGGGCGGCCAGTTCTTCTTTCGTCATGGCAATAGCTCTCCATGCCCGCGCATCGCGGCGGGCTTGAGTTGTAGGGGGAGGGGTTATTCGATTCGGCCAGTGAGCCGCTCGCGCCAGGTCAGGCGCCGGGGAAGGTGCTCGCGGTCATCTACCTCGACCACCACGTAGGCTGTTCGGTCGAAGGTGTCTCTGCGCCGCGCCGCCAGCAGCAATGCTTCGTCGTCGGCGGCTTGCTGATCGGTTGCGACCAGGTCATGAACGTTGAATCCGTTGCTTTCCACGTGCCACCCGTGGATCACTGCAATGAATCGGCTCATCGCGGCCCCCTGTAGATCGGGTAGGCCATGTAGGCGAAGGCGATCATGGCTGAGCCTCCTGCTGCACACCAAGCTCTCCAAGCACCTCGGTGGCGATGGCAAAACCGGGGGTTCCCAGCGGGCATTCCTTGATGATGCGGTTCAGTGCATCGATCAGGTCGCGGGCCGTGCCGATCATCATGTCGGCGTCGGCGTCCATATCCAGGCCGAGGGCTTCGCCAATACTGCCGATGGACACACAGGCATCCAACAGCATGCGCTTGCTCCGCTCGGCCTCCTTGTTCAGCACCTCGTTCTCAGCCTTGAGCTGGTCGTAGGCACAAGCCATCACGACCTCTGGGCCATGCGGGTCGTAGCCGATCCAGCCGCCGCCCTCTGAAACCATCTGGACGACCTTGTAGCGGTGGACTTCTGTCATGACATCAGCTCCTTCGGCACCTGAACGGTATCGCCGAGCTTGGTGAGTACTAGGGTTCGGCAGAAGGCAACCAATGCTGTCGGGCCGTATAGCCAGATGCCGGCGCCCGCTGGGCCGGCGCTGTATTGGCAGCTGCTGTCCTGCAGGTGCTGGTTGTGATGTGCGCTGCCCCGATAACTGTCAATCAGCAGGCCGCCCTGGCTCCAGTCCTTGGACGGCTGATAGAGGTTCGTCCAGCAGCCGCCTTCTGGGGTGTCGTAGATGCAGATGACGCCATGCTCACCGATTCCAATTTCGGCGGCATCAGTTGCCATGGCCACCGCCCAGTCCAGCGCCGCGCCGATCAGGTTGGATACCCTAACTTCGATCAGGTCAGTCATGGCATCACCTCGGGCCGCTCAGGGAACGACGCTTCGGCTTCGGTGCGGAACCTGATGTCAGCCGAGTCTCCGTGGCGACCTTCTGACCAGGTAATCCGCTTGCCGCAATGGCAGCCGGTCACTTGGGCAAGGTCGAAGTTCTGCCGGAACTCCATCGAGATGCCAGTCATGCCGTGCTGGCGCGCGAGGGCGACTACCGCTCGCGCGAACTCAACGTCTTGATCAGTCACTGCGCTCACAGCTGATACCTCTCATCAATCCAGCGCCCAGGCGCCAGTGCGGGTGTAGGTTTGGGTTGTGTTTCGTGCGGGGAGAGCTGGCGCTGGTTGCCGGCCTGCAGCTGGCTGTCGGGGATGCAGCTGATGCCGACCCCGTTGAGCAGGTAGCAGGTGACGCCGCGCTGGCTGTCGTGTTGCACGTCGATGACGTTCTCGGTTGCGCTGGCGCCGTTGGCCAGCAGCAGGAGGCAGAGGGCGAGGCGGGTCATGGCGTCACCCGCTTGAACTCGACGGCCCAGACCCATGGGTTGGCGTCCCAGCTTTCTGGGCCGTTGATGGATCGCCATAGGCCGGCGAACGCCTTCGTTGCGTGGGTCTCCAGTGGAGTGGATCCGTCGTCAGGGCCAACCATGTAGCCGCGGCAGATTGGAAAGCCGTCATCGGGCCTGAAATCCACGCCGACGATTCCCTCGGCAAGTGCCTGCTGCTCGCCAATGTCCTGCAGGCGCTCGACGCGCACGTCGGTGACCTCCAGCAGGATTCGGCTATCGCGCCGGCGCATGTGGATGCTGGGCTTCCATGGGCCACCGTAGTCGGTCCGGTTGTCGCACTCGCGGTAGACCACCCAGCTTTCGCCAGGCGCCTGCGCCACATTGATCTGCGCCCATGCTTCGCGCACCCACAGGCGGTCGCCGCGACGGCCGTATGGGCATACCCCTGAAGACACCAGTTCCGCGGCGCATGATGCCGCATCAGCACCGCTCACCCCGAATCCCCAGCGCTGATGGCGCTGCGCGGTGGCGAACCAGGTGCCGTCTTCCTGCCGGCTTGGCTGCTGCCATTCCTTCACGGGACGGCGAGTGACCGTTTTCCGGCCTTCAACGATGGCGCGGACCATCGGCCCGCTGAATAGGATTGGGCGTTCCTTTGCTTGAGACATAGCTTCGCCTTGGCCGCCATATCGCGGCAGTGAATAGAGGGGAGAGGGGTTACAGCTGACGGAGTACAAATGTGCTCCGGTCAGGATTTGTTCTTGGCCTGGCGCGCCTTGAAGCGTTCGTATGGGCCGTCAGGCAAGTCGGCGATGGCGTTGGCAGCCTTGATCAGCAGGTCACCCAAGGCGGTGCGAGCCTTCGGCACAAAAGCTCTGTAACGTGTGCCGGGCGGGTAATAGGCAGACCACCCCATGCGGCTGCAGAGCTCCGACGCTTCGTTAAGTCCGGCGTTGCGGCCATCGGCGAAGGCCTTGGCACGGCGCGGGTCCATCCACTCGAGCTCGCCGTTGACCAGCTGATCTATACGCTGATCGCGCTCGGTAAGATCGGCCTGGAGCTTAGCGACGAGCCGCTCCAGGTGGTCGCTTTGATTCTGGTCAGGCAGTTGGGTCTGGCTTTTCATATCTGCCGCTCCAAGGCGTCTCTCGCTACCGTGCCATCCTCGATGAAGTCCGGCTCCTCGCCACGCCACAGAATGTTCAGGGGCTCGCCGCTCACGGTGTCCCAATCACCACTCTCGAAGTGGTAATGCTCGCGGTCAGCGTAGAACTTCAGGGTAGCGCGCAGCCGCTCAACCTCGCCAGGATCGGCTTGGGTGAAAACATCTCGCACTGGGTATCCAGCGTCCTCAGTGTTCTTCCGGTGATCCTTGATACGGTCGTCACCGTTCCACCACTTTCCGTCTTGGTAGAACTGCCAACCCGCCGGCTCGCTCTGGCGCTGCTCGGCAGGTGCTGCGCCGGTCATCGGCCCCAGGCCAACAATCGGCAGTCCAGTCTCCGCAGCATCCCGCTCTGCCTCTTCTTTGGTCCACCAGAAGGCAGTACTACCAACCATCCACGCTATAGGCTCGGCGTGGGGCTGCGGGGCTGGCTGGGCAGCGAGGGCTGCGGCAAATCGAACGTGGGGCGGGTCTTCGCTGCGCAGCGCGGAGTCTTGGATATCCCGCCACAGCGCATCGAGCTGCTCGCGGGTGTTGCTGGATCGGTTTTCTGTGGGCATGGGATACCTCGCTGGATGATCTACAGTGATCTCCAGCTCAAGTCTTTAGGAGAGATGTGGCATGGAATGTTTTATCTGCCAAAGCGAGGCCACAAGGATCGATCCAACGGGGGATCATCAGAGGCTCGCGTGCCCAGGCTGCGGGGAATACAAAATCAGCAATACAGCGCTCGAGCTCATGAAGAAGAACGGTTTCACGTTCAACGTTCAAATCACTCGCGAGTGGCTTAACAGTCATCTTGGAACTGGCGTCATACCGCTAATAAGCGATGAAATTGCCGTAAAGCTTATCTAGGCTGCCTTCAGCAGCGCCTCGATCACTCGCTGCCCGGCCAGCGGAGGTACCGCATTTCCGGCCATGTGCATGGTCAAGCGGTGGTTGTCCGGCCTCAGGGTGTCAGCCGGGAACGACATCGCGGCCAGTGCCTCGCTGGCGCTGAGCATTCGCATGCGGTCGCCGTCGACCAGGGCCCAGCGGTCCAAGGTGGTGATGGTGCCGATCGGCCGGTTGATGTCGCGGCCGGTGGTGCCGGAACCCTTGCCGTAGTAAGGCATGATGAAACGGTCGCCGAAGCGCTGGCGCCCGTTGCGCACCCGCTCGAGCGTGGCCTGGGCGCGGCCTGGCTTCTCGATCTGCGACCAGCGCCCAGCGTCGAAGTCTAGGAAGGTGCTGGCCGGTACGTGCTCGCACTGTTGTAGCTGCAGCTGAATCGGCGCCTTGCTTTTGGTGCAGATAAGGAACAGACGTACCCGGTGTTGCGGCACGCCGAGGTCCGCGCAGTCCACGATGTGCGGCGCGACCTGGTACCCAAGGCGCTGCATGGCATCCACCCAGCTGGGGTAGAGCACCCAGTTGACGAATTCGGGCACGTTCTCGACCACCCAGGCATCCTGTTTTAGCACCTCAGCAGCAGAGGGAACTGCCCAGGCAGTGGAGCGCGATGCGTCATGCTCAGGGTTACCGCTCTTTTTGCCACGGGCGTTGGTGAACCCTTGGCAGCATGGAGAGGCGATGCCGATGTCCGAGCGCGGCACCTTAGCCCAGTTCGCTTGCTGGAGATCCTGGCAGACGTGCTCAGTTTCCTTGTGGTTGGCCGCGTGCCACTTAACGGCCTCGGGCCAGTGGTTTGACGCCCAAAGAACCTGGACGTTTGCGGCGCGCGCGCCGGTGCTCCATCCGCCAAGGCCGGCGAACAGGTCGATTGCTGTTGTCATGATGGTCTCGCTGTGTGGGTCAGCTGCCGAACAGGCTGAATTGGCTGCTCGATCGTTGGCAGGCAGGGTTTAGCCAGAGGCATTCGGTGCGGCAGGCTGTGCCCCGCCCGGCGGATATCCGGGCTGAGGTGGTATGCCTGGTCCAGCCGGTCAAAGTGTCGTCATACAGCTCGCTGGGGTAGCCGGACAGCGCGACCATTCCGTCTAGATCGAGCAACGATCGGAGCAGCTCGGCGTGTTGGCCGTCGTCCATCTCGTGCCGGTAGTAGCGGCCGCTCTGGGCGTTTTTGTATCTGGTCTCGTGAACATACGGAGGGTCCACGTAGTGCAGAGTTGTCCTGGCGTCGTGCGCCTGCATGACCTCGATCGCGGGCCGGTTCTCGATCAGGACGCCGGTTAGGCGCTGCCCGATCGTGGCGATCGATTCTGGATACTCGAGCCAGAGCGATTGGGCTGTTCCGTATTCACGCTTTGTGTCGATTCGGAATCCGGTTATGCCCTTGGTGGCACCGGCGGAGCCGAAGCCCATCTGCGCCCTGATGATGGTCCGTCGAGCACGTTCGACAGGTTCTTCAGCAGGCTCCCAGGCTCTTTCGAATTCCTGTCGGGCATATGGCGTCAGCACCACCGCCTCGAATAGCGCTGCCCGTGCCTGCGGGTCCTGCAGCACGCGGAAGAGGTTCACAACATCGCCGTCCAGGTCGTTGTAGACCTCGGCGTAGGAGCGGGGCTTCTGCATCAGAACGCCGGCGGCGCCGCCGAAGGGCTCGACATAGCACGTATGCCGCGGGAAATACTGGGTGACCCACGACGCAAGCCGGAACTTGGAGCCGTGGTACCGGATCACCGGCGCTGAGATGGTCATGGAACACTCCATTGCAGGCGCCGCCCTCGCCGGGGAGGCGTTATCGTTGAATAGGGGAAGGCGCTGGCTAGTGGCTCAGTGCCATGTTTTGCGGATGGTGGGGATGTTTGATATAACGCCCGGCCATTTCACAGGAAGGAACCTCATGAAACGCACTATAATTGGCGCAATGCTTGTCGCCGTAACTGCGCTGTCGCTCAGCGGATGCTGGGAGTCTGAGGAAGAGAAGAAAGCTCAGGCACAGCAGGAAGCCAGCGAGAATCTCTGGAATATCACTCCGCCTGACGAAAGCCAGGACAAGGGGTTCAAGCCCTAAACCGTCGCATAACATCTAACGCCGCCTATCTCAGGGCGGCGTTTTTGTTTAGGCGCTGGCCGGCAGCGCGGGTCAGGCCCGGCGGACCTTGAAACCGAACATGCACTCGATGTCGTGGTACTCGCACCGCTCGTAGGCTTTGTACTTGGCCTGCGAGGGCGTGCTGGCGAAGACATCGACGATGGTTCGATTGGTGATGTCCCACCAGTCCCATCCGGCCACTAGCACCTGGTAGCGTTTAAGCGGCAGCTTCTCAGCCATTTCGCCGTACTGCATTTCCCAGGTAGGGTGGTAGTTGCGGATGCGCTTCTTCGGGTCGCTGTCGAGGATGACGCCGATGTAGTTCCCGCGGTCGGCCATGATGATGCCGGGCTCACCATTGGCGATCACGCGGCGCCCAACCTCGGCCGGCACATCGTAGGTGCGGCGAACGTAGTCGCAGTTGTAATTGCTCATGGAGTGCTCCTTGCTCAGGCGGCTTTCGCTTCTGTCTGCTGGGCGACAATAGCCTTGGCTGCATGGTTGATCAGGTACAGCCGGTTGATCAGACTGTCCCGCGGCTTATCGATGCTGATTTCCCAGTAATCGCAGCCCAACCCCAGCTCTTCGTAGTAGGCGCTCATGAACAGTTGGGCCTGCTCGACATAGCTGATGTCGCTCGCCTCGCGCAGTAGCTCCTCCAGCTTTTCCCAGAAGTCGTGGCTGTCTTCGCCGTACGCGATTGCGGCGAACTTGGTATCCACCAGGTCGATCAGATCCTGCCACCGACCGGCTTCACCGACGCCACCGTCGTTTCGCACCCACTCTGGTAATGAGCTGTACTGCTCTTCGTCATTGGTGTTTTCGCAGATTCGGCTGCACACGCCGGTTACGAGCGCGGCGCGGAAGGCATCCTCATCAAACTCGCGTTCGCGGCAATGCTCTTCGAGCTTCGAGTGGATGTAGTAGCCGATGTCGTCCCCGGCCAGGAACTCGATTCCGTAGGAGAGACCTACGTTGAAGGTCAGGCCGTCGATGTCGCCGACAGTGGCGATGCCGAATCGGGTGATCAGGATGTCGAAGGCGTAGCAGGTGGTGCGCGGGGCTTTGCAGCGCCAGGCCTTCAGCTGATCAGTGTCAGCCAGGACGGTGTACTCGTGGTCCTTCAAGCACTCGGCGGCACGCTCGCGGCGCCTTGCCTCTTCCGCTTTGCGTTTGGCGATCCATTCTTGGTGGCGTTGTTCGTCGTTCATTACTTTCTCCATGCATGCGCCGCCCTCCGTGGCCGGATGCGGCATGGTGGAATAAGTGGGTTAGGCTCGTTCAGCGAGCAGGATCAGGCCGGTGTCGTCCGGGTCTTCGCCGAGTTCCAGGCCCGGCGCGCGAAGCTCGCGGCTAAGCCTGAACTGGTCGAGCTTGCGCACCACAGAACTCGAAAGTTTTATTTCGTGGCGCGGAGCACTGAGGAAGTGGCGGGCCGCTTCAGGCCCTAATTCATGGATGCGGTGGATCAGCAGGGTCATGGCCTCGCCGTTTTCCTCGACCTCTGCCCAGGCCTTGATCTCAGTCAGGGCCTGCTTGGTACCGGGGCGGACCTTCAGGCGCAGATCTTCAACCTGAGCTTTCGCCTCATTATCGCGGCGCTCCTGGTCACGCTGCTGCTGCGTCTTCGCCATCATCGCCTCCATTGCGCACAAAGCTGGTGCCCGGCCCGATGTCGAGCAGGTCGCGCACCCGGTTGATGATCTTGAGCGCGGCGTCGAACACCTTGGCGTCGTCCGGCTCGCGGGCCAGGCGCTTCATGTTCGGCTGGTGCTCCAGGCAGACCTTGTCGACCAAGCGCCGGGCCAGCCTGCGCAGGCTATCCGCGCTGTCGTCGAGGCGCAGGCTCAGCGCGAAGGCAAGGGCCACATCATCAGGCCGGTACTGGCCGCCGCTGCGGGTGTTGTACAGCTTCTTGACCGGCCGATTCATCCAGGCCGGCAGGGTTACGACTCCAGAGGGTGCTTTCTGCATGTCTGTGCTCCGTGAGGCCGCTGGGCGGCAGGTGGAACTGTTCTTGCCGCCGGCGCTGGCGGACCTGGTTCTTTAAACTGGACCGTCGCATCGCTTCCCCTCAACTTTCGGGTAGTCGACGCCGAACAGGTGGATGACACGGCAAAACTTGCGGTCGGAAATGCCGAGCTTGGCCTTGGCCTGGGCGCGGTTGAGGCCTGCATCGCGCAATTCGACAATCTGCGCGGCCAGCGCCTTGTCGGCTTCAGGGTCTGCATAGGCCCTGTTATTTTCGCGATGGAAGCGGCGCGGGTCAGGCTGGAAGGCGAAGCCGCCATCCTGTGCCGCTCGGTATAGCGTGGGCTGTGAAAGCCCGGTTTTGGCCATGGCCTGGGTGTAGGTCATGGTCTTGGACAGTTCGCGCAGCTCGGCCAGCTGCTTCTGACGTTTCTGCACTTTCATGCCCAGCGGCTTAGGCTGCGCAGCGCGAATCTGCTCGATGTCGCGGTGCGGGCGGTGCGGAACGTACTGAAAACCGTCGAGCACGATGATGCTGCCTCCAGAGGCAAAGAAGGTCGCTTGTGCGGCCTCCAGGTCGATTGATTGGTTCATGCTGCCTTGCTCCTCAGCCTGGCCTCGAAGTCGTCCACCAACAGCTTGAACTGCCAGAGATCGGTCTCGAGTTGCTCGATGTAGTCGTCGTCGCGCTTGAATTCAGCCCACCAGAGCTGGCGGCCAACTGCCTCCAGGGCAGGGCAGTACATGCCCACGTGCCAGAACTTGCGGCCTGTGATCCACATGCAGCCTTGGACCTGGTCCATGATCCCGCTGGCGTCGTTGTCGATGTGGAAAGCGCGGAGCTTGTCGGGGGCGATGAAGCACTTGTACTCGCTGCCTCCATCCTCGCCGATCAGGCCGTCGGCACTGGCACCGAATGCGCCGTCGTCGGTGGTCACGAAGCCGGCCCGCTGAACGATCAGGCCGGTCTGTATTTCGTGCTCCATCCGGGCCATGGGCTCCAGCTCGTGGCCGCGCTTCATCTGCCAGGTCTCGAAGCCGTTATCCAGGGCTTCGCCGGCTATGCGCTCGACGGCCAGGTTGAAGGCATAGTTCAGGGCAGCCTCGGTCGGTTGTCCGACTGGCTTGCCCTCAAGTGCGCGCTGTATCGACTCGGCGCGCGGGGCGGTCTTGTAGCCGGCGGCGGCACGGGCCTCGGACTCTTGCGAGCCGGAAAGCATTGCGGTCACGTATGCCTGCTGCTTCTCGTCCAGTCCGCCGGTGCGTGACCGGGCAACACCGAACATGCTTGCAGTGATGCAGCCGGCGCGCGCCCGGTGCCACTCGGCACTGCCTTGTTCGCATTCGATGAGAATCATTGCGGTTCACCCTCCAGAGTTGCGGGTTCGAGCGCAAGCAGTTCGGCGCGGCGTTTCTCCACCTGCGTCTTGAACTGGCTGTACGCGGCCATGTCCTTGGCGGCTTTGATGTCGGCCAAACCGGCCTGCCAGATCTGCTGCAGCGCGTCTACCGACTGGCAAGACACAGCCTGGTCGATCCATCGCCGAGAAAGATCGGGATCGGACTGGGGCTTGCCGTTGATGGATGACAGGCCCTCGTTACCCTCGGTGTTGAGATAGTGGATGGCCTCTTCCAGGCGCTCGGTCTTGGGCCAGTACTTGTAGGCCCGCTTCACGCAAGTCTTCTTGGCCATCTCTCCCCAGTCGGTAACCCATGGGCAGGACTTCTGCTTCGAGATCCATGCCTTCCAGGCGCTGGACCGATCCCGGATAGCGTTGACTTCGTCCACGCTCATGGTCTCGGTCAGGTAATCGCCGTCGGCCGTCTTGACCACCACGTAGACGCCGATTACCTCGCCGCGATCCTTGGAGAACGGGTTGTAGGAATGGGTTGGCGGCTTGTCGAAGCCGTTGAGCGCAAAGTTGTCGCTCGTGTAGACCAGTTCCGACTGGGCCCAGCGTATGGCACCGGTGTTCATGGCCAAGTCCATCAGGCCGATGTAGCTGATGTCGAGACAGATCTTTCCGTCGCGCGGCACCAGGTAGGCCTGCTTCTTGGCCGGGTTGAGGCTGATGCCGATGGCAGCGATGTTGGTCACCGCGTTGACCACCGACTGCCGGTTCTGCACGGCCAGCTTCATGGAGTAGTCGTTGGCGGTGATCGTCTGGATTGCAAATTCTGCCTCGCGCTCGAAGTTGAGCGAGCGGTCGGTCAGCACCGAGGCGAAGGAGTCGCGGGTACCGTAAATGTCCTGGGAGATTGTGGCAACGGCGTTGCTCATGATCGCCTCCGGTTGAAGGTTGATGAATGCCAGGTCACGCCCGTGATGTAGGCCGAACGCCCTGGCTGCCGGTGATGGTTGCGCGCTCTTGCCGGCTTACGCTCCCTTGCGGGCACGGTTATCCCCGAGGGGCCCGCCGTGCTCGGGGGTCTTACGTCAGGAGGTAATGCAGCCAGCGAGGGCGCTGGCGAGCATGAAGAAGGTGCAGGCGAAGAGCATGGAGAAGGAACCGCGCCATGCGGCGTAGCGCCTGGCGCGCTGGTAGGAGGTCACGCTCGAACCTCGTAACCCACGGTCCACTCGCCACAGATGCAGGCCCGGCAGTTCCAGGCTTGCGGGTTCTCGATGCTGGCCAGCGCGGCCTCATGCACTGCGGCAGCGAAGGTCGGACCCTTGAACAGCATCAGCACCCGGCCTTCAGGTATGGCCTGAGCCTCGGGCAGTTCGGCGATTTGCTCGTCGATGAGCGTTTGAACGATTGGCGTGGTCATGCAACCTCCTTGCGCCCATCAACGATCTTGTTGAGGCGCCCGCAGTAGTGGTTGAACTCTTCGATGGTGATGCGCTGGTCGGCCAGCATTTCGGTGAGGAGCTTCTGCACCATGACCTGCCATCTCAGGTCTGTGCCTGGGTGGGCCATGGCGTCGAGTTCCTCGTCGATCAGAACGTGCGGGCTTCTCATTGAGCCTCCTCGGCCTTGGCTAGAACTCCTTCCTTCGCAAACGGGGTGAGCAGCTGGCGGGCGATCTCTTCCAGCGCCGACTCGGGGTTCGCCACGCTCAGGATCTCCTCGGCAGCCGCCTTTGCATCACTGGTGACCTTGCAGCGCGCCGCCAGGACCAGCCGGCCCAGTACCGAGTTGCTGATCCCGTTCAGGCCCAGCTGACCCATCACGAACTCATCCACCGCCTGGGCGAAGCGCTCGAAGGTGACGCCCTGCTTGGGTCGCATGCGGCGCTGGAACACGTAGTCGCGGCGCGCCATCAGCTCGGCGATGCCGTCGCCAATCCAGGCTTGCTCAGCGCTCTCTGCCGGGCTTTCGCTCACCGCCAGAGGCAACCTGTTGTCGTACTGCAGTTGTGCTGCTCGAAGTGCGCCCATGGTCGCCTCCAGGTGGTGGGTTACGTGTGCTCGGCGCCTGATTCGCGGAACTGCTTCCACAGATCCTTTTCAGGACGGGTAGGGTGGGTGTAATGCAGGTCGGTCGGCGCTTTCTTCTCTTCGCGCAGTGGTGCTGAGAAGATCGACGCGTTGATGTGCGACCACGCCGTTACTGCGAGGCGTGCTGTTTTCTTGCGCTTGCGCCGGTGAGGTTCGTCGCAGCCTCGCTCGTATTCGTACCAGTACTGGCCGTTGAACCAGCCAAGGAAGAAGCCGAAGCAGTGCTGCGAATCGGTTGTGCACAGGTACACGCCTGCCTTGCTCGGCACGACATCGCCCGCAAATGCGAAGTTGTTGATCATGGTGATTCCGTTCTGAGGTGGCCGCATTGGCCAGACGCCAGGCGCGGGTGACAAAACCCACCGTGAAAGGTGGCCTGGCGCCTGCCAATGCGGTCGATGTGAAGGGAAGAGGTGCAGGCGCCCGGCGCTGCCCGGGAAGCATCTGGTCTGGCCGGGAGGCCCCGGATTCGCCTGCTGTGAACGTCGATTAAGGTTGATGCGGGTGAGAGTTACGCTTCATAAGGCTCACGGTGATGCGCTTTAGATCGATGAAAACTGCATCGGTGGAGTAATCTGGCGAGCCACATATTCCAGTTGCCTCCCGCATTCCTGTGGGCTTCTTGGCTGGTTTATGGCGGGCCAATCCAGATCACTCCCCGATGCAGCCTGCGATGGGGAGCAGGGCATCGGGCAGTTAACGTCATGCGGACGTGGCGCTGGTTGTTCAGGCAGGCGTGGGAGGCGTGTATTTGAAGCGGTGCCAGTCATCGCGGAGTTCAATGGCCTCGTAGTTCTGTCGGCGCTCAGCAAAGCCAAGCTCTACAGCCAGGGCGTGCAGCTCATGCCCGCGCTTGATCTGCGCCATCGCAATCCAGTCAGCATCTGCGTTGCGCTTTTGGGCCTGCTTTGGGGTCAGGTCCAGGCCGTTCACAGAGCTAAGCTTTGCTTGACGCTTCCGATCAGCCTTCATGTTGCGCAGCAAGGCGATCATTGCGTCGATGCGCTTTTCATCGTCCATCGTCTTACCCTCCAGGGCGGTTGATTTGGGTTACTTGGCTTCCAGCCTCGCTAGCTCCTCACGAAGCTCCTGGATTCGCTTGGTCTTGGTGTCGTCCGCCTCTGCGGCGCCTCGAAGGCTTTCAAGAAACGCCTTGTCAGCCATAGTCGAAACGACCAGGCGACTCAGGTACTGACTGAGCGCTATCTCCAGAATCGAATTGCCTTCAGACCTACGAATGGCATCGCACAGCGATGCGAGTTCGGGGGTGTCGGGCCTGATGGCTACCTTGAACGTTCGCATGGCTTTCTCCAGTGGATTCCCCCTGATGCGCCCCGCTTGAGGCGCACCGGGGAATCGTCTGTAAATCCCGGCCTCGCTACTGGCGACAGGCCGGGGTAGTGCATCATCGGTGCTGGCCAGTTACCCGCCGCTGATTGCAGGGCTGGCCGGTCGTCGTCGGTGTGGGCTTCGAGCTTCCTCCTCATGGCGGCAATCAGTGCCTGTTCGCCATGGATCGCAGGTCCTTACAACATGCACGCTGCAGCTCTGTGTGCCCGGCTGAATGGGGCAGGGTGCATGAGGTCCGGCGCCCCTAAATGCCGAAGCTCGGGGCGCTAATTAAATAGGTGCCAGCCTTGATTGTTTACGGTCTGGCCAGTGGGCGAACTGATCGGTCTGACTGTCTCGAGGTCCCATCTACAGGGTCACTCCATCCGCCGTGGCGTTGTCACCAGTCATTCCCACTTTGCCGCTCTTCCAAATTTCTCCCTTCTGCCGCTGGGATTCGCGGGGCGCATTGCATGCCCGGGTCGTTCTCTCGGTTAAGGCGTTTCACCTTCGTCAGCCGTCGCAGTGGACTAGGCTATTGCGGAGGCAAATTGCTACTCTTGCCACTCAACCTAAGGACGGGGTTCGAAATGTGCACCGAGAAACCCAGTGACGGAACGGCAGCTCCACATGTTCCTGGGCAAGGTTTCAGTAAGGAATCAGAAAGGTTCTTCGCTGAGCTAACTACTAAACAACGGGGCGCTATAGACAAACACCCCGCGCAGGACGAGCCTCGGAAGGCCGCTTATGAGCTCGACGATGTAACGCGAGAGCTGCGTTACGAGTTCGCTTTGCTTAAGAAAATTTTCGAGCTCAGGGAGATTGCTAAGCAGCGAAGTAACAAGCAGAGTCGCAGGGCTGCAAAGGCCGCTATCAGAGAGGCAAAGAGGGCCGAGAAGAAGCCCAAGCCTGTCCAGGCACCCAAGCGCACCAAGTCTTCAGATCAAGCCCAGTCTGCCTCAAAGTGGATTGCGAAGATTTGTTGGCGGTGCAACTCGAAATTTTCTATCCACGCAGATTGGGAGAGACCGCCTAGTCTCTGTAAGGCCTGCGCAAAGGATCTGGATGACACCCACTTGCCATCAGGCCCGGATCGCACAACCCCCTTCGCAAAAGTGCACTTTGTTAGCGGAGGCGCCCCCAGCCTGGGTAAGCGCCGATAACCGCTATCTCTTTGCTCTCCGCGTGGTCCTAATATAGGGCCACCTGGAGAGCATCCGGCCTACGCTCGGCAGGCCGGAAATCTCTTCTCTTGCACAGGCCGACGGTCGCTTTCCCGTCAGTAGCTTCCAGCGCGACACGGGATCATGGTCCCAAGGCCAAACGCTTACTCGCCACCACGCAGCCTCTCCAGCTACGCCCTCCGAATGAGGTGTCCTGTGCCCAGCGCCGACATGAGGTCGAATCGCTGCGTACCGTTGCGCGGTACGTCCGCTGGCTATGCATCGGCCAGCTCGGCGTTCATCTGGTTGTTAAAGAGCGGTGAGGCTTGAGGGCCTCCCGAGGGGCTGTGTAGCGCCTCGATGGAGATAAATATATCCATGGGATATACATTGGTCAACTCCATTGGATATAAAATTTTCTTTGGGCATGAAAAAGCCCGCGCTAGGCGGGCTCATCCTGGGGGAGCAATTCCGTAAGGGCTAAGCTACGGCGCGCTCCAGCCTCTGGATTTCTTTCGCGCCGTCGAATGCGCTGTGAACAGTGAGCAGGTCAAAACCCTTCTTCTCAGCCATGTCTTGGAGCTGCAGAATTCGTTCGTTGTAGCTTTTCCTGGTGGTCGGCCTCGATGACTCAATGCTTGATTCATACGGAACCACCAGCATCATTGCAGCGCGATGCTCATGCCGGATAAGGGCATCATGGTCCTTTAGCTGTTCAAGCCTGAAAACCTTCGCTGTAGCGGTTTCGAATAGAGACCCAAGGCGATAGTTGGGAGAAATGCTACAAACGTTCACCGCTACCCTTGAAGAGAAGTAGTCGCACTGAAGAGAAAGGGATGCTCCGCGAATCGTCACGTCAACCATGGCATTGAAATAAGGGGTCAAACCAGCGTCAACCCGTTCCATTGCTTTGCAGACGCGCTTCCAATAGGAAGAGCGATCATGGCTAGATTTTCCTCCCTCCGCATGAATATGACTGAGGCTTGAGCACAGATCGGATCCTTGAGAGATGACGTCCTGTAGGTCATAGCCAATCCCTTCGCGAGCCTCACCAAAAATCACTCCGTGAATGCCTGAGGTTTGGCCCTTTATGAATCCGCGTTTTGCATGGCGCATAGCCTTGGAAAGCGCGAGGCTCATCATGGCCTTCATCCCAGGAGCGGAGTCACCGTAGAGACATTGAAGCGCTTTATCAGTGATGGTCAGCTCCCCAGCAACTTGACCGTTTGCCGCAGCCACAATTCCTATGGTCAGTCGTTCGCCGGATTCGACGACGGGCTCGAGATAGACTGGAGCCCACTGGGCTTCGCAGGATGGGAATTCCGGGATTCCATCAAAATCAGGCACGTGGACGTTCATTGGATAGATCTATGTGAACTTGGCGGAGTCCTAGGCCGCTTTCAAGCAGCGCAGGCATATGGCTGAGTCGGTCCTGTAGGAACTGCATGACTTCGGTAACGTGAGCTTCAGTGACCTTGCATGGGCCTGGGAGAGACCCGTTGCCATGAGCATGGTAGTCGATCTCAGAGAGGCAAAGGGCCTCCTCTTTCAGGCGCTGCTCGGTCCTGCGAAGCTCGAAATTGCCCAGGTCTTCGGATAAGCGAGCAAGAAGGTAATTCTGGACCTTTTCATGCGCTCGAACAATCGGGTGGCGTAGCGCTTCCTCGTGGTCAATGAGCCAAATTTTTCCATCTGCGCCCATGAGAATGTTGCGGAGGTTGCGGTCCCCGTTAGCGATCAACTCATCGAAAACGATAGCCATACGCACGTGAGCCCACTTGTTAAGCAGGTCATTAACATCATCTAGCCTGGCGATGCGAGAGATAGGTGCCGCGCCGCAGTCCAGACTCGCTACGCAGAGCTCGTAGTCGGATGCGGTACCTACCGTCTGGCCGCGTGCATATACGGGAATCGTTACGGGGATCGGAAGCCCCAACGATTGCCCTAAAAGCGAGCTCAGCACCTCTGCGTAAATCAGCTTTGCTGGAAGCATCTTCACGTAGGCGTTGAATCGTTCGCGACCTTTTACCTGGACGGTTCCATAGAAAAGGGGATGCTGCCCACAGACAGATGGGTCCGATACACGCTTACCTGTTAGGAACAGCCCTAGATCAATCTGGCTTGGAACCCGTTTTTTTGTTTCGAGCATGGACATTTTTGCTGCCCTGTTCCTTCAGATTTTCTTTGGTTTCTCCATGCTTAACCATGGAGAGGAGGTCATCAGGGCTGTCTCCGCTTTCTGCAGCCCTGAAGGCTGCCCCGATAAGGCCTGCGATATGGCCTGAGAAGCTCGTTCCAGGCTCAATACCATTCATGTGAATGATTTCATTGCGAAGCTTGATTAGGGTCTCAACCTGCCTCCGAGTCAGGCTTTTTGCCGAAGCCTGAGCAGCTATCACAGAAATAGCGGCCGTGACCTCTAGAAGCAGCTCGTCCGCATGGGCAACCCATCGCGATGTAGTTTCTGGCTCTCTCGGCAAGCCTTCTGGGAACATCGTTGAGGCTATCGCTTTGATCTCGGCATCCAGTCTCTTGCTGTACATCCCAACCGGTATTCCAGTTAGGGAGAAGATTTTTGCGGCCATTTCCTTATTGAGCGGCCTCTTTCCGTTCAGATGGCCGTTCAGGTTCCCCTGGGTCATTCCTAGCTCTGCGGCCAGTTTGTCCTGGGTGAGCCTCATTTCCTTCGGCAAAGAGGCGTTGTGAACCCTAAGCGCCTCTTTAAGGGCGGCGCACTCGGCTTTTTCCCAGTCTTCCAGCTCTCGCCGGTCAGTGCTCGATCTCGTCATTCCGCAATCCTATTGCCATTGGAAATACTTTGCTATTTCCAATGGGCTTGATAAAAATATCCCTTGGATATAATCTTGAGCCGAACACAACCTGAGGGCGATGACATGCGCCGCATACCTCTCAGCCAATTCGCAGATGAGCAGGGGCAGACCCGAGCGGCATGCCTGCTTGGCATGACTCAGGGAGCCCTGAACAAAGCTCTTCGAGTTGGCAGATCGATTTTCGTGAATGAGGGCCCTGATGGCTCCTTCACAGCAGAAGAGTTACGCCCATTTCCGGTCCAGTCCGCGAAGCGAAACGCCGCCTAACCAAATTCAACCGCAAGGAGCAGTACCCGTATGGCCTATCACGACCAAAGTCACCTGAAAGACCGGGAGATTAAGTCGCGCTACGACGAGGAGACCTATGAGGCGCTTAAGGCCGTAGCTCGGCTGCACAAGCTTCAGCTGGCTGTCTTCGTGCGTATGTGCGTGGAGGAAAAACTGGAAAGCATCATCGAGAGCGATGTTAACGACAAAAGCCAGACGGCCTGAAGGCCCGGAAGGAGGCCTACGTGCCCGAAACCACGATCTGCCACGGGATCGATGGACGCCTCTACGAAAAGCTTGAGCGACTGGCGAAACAGGCAGGCATGTCGCCTGAGCAGTACGCCGCAAAGCTGGGAACAGAGCGCTTCTTCGAAAAGACCAGGCCAAGGGGAGCCGGAAAAATCCGAAACCTCCCGGTACCACAAAGAAATCAGGACTCAATAGGCCCTGAAAAAGGAGGGACTGATGAAGGCCCAGATTAGCGAATCCGCTGAATCGCGGACACAAAAAAGCCGCCTGGCGGGGCGGCTCTTTATAAGCACAGTGGTAACTCATCTGTAGGGTGAATCATGACGGAATCGAAACTCCCAGGCAAGGGGCTAGTCAGCCCCGCGCCACAAATTGAAGATAATGAAAACGTGGCGCGGCAAACCATGAGTTCGCGAGAGATTGCCGAGCTCACCGGAAAGCGCCATCCCGACGTGAAGCGCGACATTCAGGCAATGGCTTCCGATCTGAAAGTCGATGTGAGCAGTTTTGCTCACATTTACCTGGATGCTCGCAATCGTAGGCAAACCGAATACCTTCTCGATCGCGAGCACACGGAGTGCCTGCTTACTGGCTACAGCGCCATGCTGCGCATGCGTGTAATTCGCCGCTGGCGGGAGCTGGAGGCGATAGTTCTTGATCCGGCCAAAAAGGTCAACGGCGCAAAGGTAAACGGCGAGATCGCAATTTTTGAATGCTACACGCGCCTGCTCAAGCCTTCGCCTTCCAGCCAAATGGCCATGCTGAACAGAATCGCCGCCAACAACGGCCTGGAATCCAGCTTCTTGCCTAGCTACGCCATCGATGCCGCTCCAGATGCTACTGGCGGCTCATCCATGCAAACCCTGCCTCTGACCGATCTGCTCAAAGATCGGGGCATTCGCAGCACTGCCAGGGTGTTCAATCGGTACCTAGCCGAAAAGGGGATCATCAAAAAATGCCAGCGAAACAGCGCCAAGCGCGGTGTAGTGGAATTCTGGGCGATCACTGAAAAGGGCCTTCATTTCGGCAAGAACCTGACTAGCCCTAACAGTCCACGCGAAACCCAGCCTCATTGGTATGTCGAGCGGTTCGATGAACTGGTGGAGCTTGTAGGGAAGGGCCGCCCATGAAACTCGTGACGATCGTTGTAGCAAACCCTGTCGATCCGATTCGCCTGGGCATGCAAATTGTTGGTGGTCGGGTAACTGCCGCTGGGATTGGTGACTACTGCGCCTACACCGAACTCATGGAGGCCGCCCAGGAGCTCGTGCTGCTTCTCGAAAACGGAATTCCGCCGGGCCATGAGTCTCTCGACGCTGCAGTGCGCACTGCTCGCGAGATCATCACCAAGCTGGAGGCCCAATGATGGCCAGATCCCGAAACATCAAACCAGGGTTCTTCTCGAACGAACACCTGGCAGAGCTGGACTTTGCCACGCGCCTCCTGTTCATCGGCCTTTGGACCGAGGCAGACCGCGAAGGGCGCCTTGAAGATCGCCCGCGCCGCCTGAAAATGGCCCTGTTCCCGGCTGACAATGTCGACCTCGATCGCATGCTCGATGACCTGGATCATTTGGGGTTCATCAAGCGCTACACCGTGGGCGACCTCAAGGCCATCCAGGTCATCAACTGGGCGAAGCACCAGAACCCACACGTCAAGGAAGCCAAAAGCAACATCCCTGAAATGCCCGTAGTAGAAGCACGCCAGGGAAAGCATGAGGAAAGCACGGTGCAAGCACCAGACTCGCACAGTTCTTTCCCTGCTGATTCCCTCTCTCTTGATTCCGGATTCCTGATTCCTGATTCCCTCAACCCGTCGCCCGCGCCGGTGGATTCGGTCGAGCTGTTTTCGCGGTTCTGGAAGCTGTACCCGCGCAGGGTCGGAAAGGACAAAGCCGAGAAGGCCTGGGCGAAGCTCAAGCTGACTCAGGACCTGTTCGACACGATCGTCTCGGCCCTCGGCAACCATCGCCTGCTTCACAGCTGGACGAAGGACAACGGACAGTTCATTCCTCACGCCTCGACCTGGCTCAACGGCAAGCGCTGGGAGGATGAGGTTGAGATCCCTGCTGACAACGTCCACCACCTGCCGACCAGCCGCCACCACGGCTTCGCTGACCGCGATTACACCGCTGGCCTGAAGAAACGGGAGGACGGTAGCTATGCGCTCTGAAAAAGTCGTCCAGATCGATCAAGGCGCGGTCGTTGCCCGCATCCAGCCAGCCGAGTGCGAGAAGCATGGCGCCTTTGAGCAGAAGGTAACCATGCTGCTGGGTAGGGCTCTCCGCAGCCATTGCCCTGAATGCGCTCGAATCGCCAATGCGGAACGCGAGTCGCGCGCCGAGGCCGAACAGGCCCTAAACGTGCGGCTGGCGATATCCCGCAAGCTGGGCGACTCGCTGATTCCGAAACGCTTCGCTGATCGCTCGCTGGCCAACTACAAGGCCGAGCACAAGGGCCAGGCCGAGGCGCTGCGCTTCTGTCGGCACTACGTGAAGACCTTCGAGCAGATCGAGGAGAAGGGCCGCTGCATGGTGCTGCTGGGCAAGCCAGGCACCGGCAAGACCCACCTGGGCGCCGGCATGGCCAACGACCTGATGCGCAGCACGTCGCATTCGGCCGTCTACCGCACTGTCGGTTCGATCCTGCAGGCCATCCGCGCCACCTACGACCGTTCTAGCGAGGCGACCGAGGCCAGCATCCTGGCGAGCCTGATCGAGCCGTCCCTGCTGGTGCTGGACGAAGTAGGCGTGAGCAAGGAGCAGCCGAGCGACTTCGAGCTGACGACCCTGTTCGCGATCATCAACGGCCGCTACGAGCAGGTGAAGCCAACCGTCGTGATCTCCAACCTGAGCCCCGAGCAGTTGCCCGTGGCAATGGGCGAGCGATGCGTCGACCGCCTGCGCGAGGGCGGAATGATCGTTGTCCCGTTCGAGTGGGAATCGCACCGTGGCAAGGAGGGTGTGTGATGGGGCCGTTTCAGAAAGACTTTGAGCGCCACTTTGCGCGCCTAACCGCCATCGGGATCGCTTGCCTGATCTTCATTGCTGTCGCGGCCTTCCTTGCAGGGAGATATCTATGAGCTGCCTGTCGATTCACGCTGGCGCCTGCCGTGCACACCTGCTGGCCAAGTTGAACATCAAGCGCGCCGGGCAGCCGGCCGGGGAGGGCGTGTGATGGCGACTCCGCATTGGGATGACGCGCCCAGCTGGGCGAACTGGCTTGCTCAGGACGAGGAGGGTGATTGGCACTGGTTTGAAACAGAGCCAGTGGCTGACAGCTGCCGCAGCAAGCTTGGATTCTGGCGACGGGTTGAGGGTCGCTGCAATTGGGCTCGGGAAACGCCGTGTTATCGGAAATGGCACGAAACGCTCACCGATCGACCGCCTCAGCAGGAGAAGCGCTGATGGACACCAACAAGATGCGCGACATCAGCCGCGAGCAGTTTGAAGCACGCTACCCAGTGCCGGAAGGCGTCTGCTGGAACGCTGAGCAAGGCCGCTACGTGCTGTTCCACCTCAAGCTGTGCACCGTCGCCAAGTACGAGCGTTTCGTGGAGAGCTGGGTGTGCTGGCAGGCCTCCCGCAGCGATGTGCTGGTGGAGCTCCAGGCAGAGATCGATGGTTACGTTCGGGAGCGTCGCGAAGTTATCGAGGCCCAGGGCCTGAAGGTCGAGGTGAAGCCATGATCGCTGCCTACTTCCTGATCGTTCTTTTCACTGCCGGCAAGGATTCGGCGATGACCTCCGTACCGATGGAGTCTGCCGAGGCGTGCCAGCAGGCCGCAATGCAGGCCAAGGCCGACCTTGAGGGCACATTCAGCATCGTTCGCACCAGCTGCGTGAGGGGCAAGCCATGACCATGAATGATTTCGCTCAACTCGTTGGCTATGCGGTCATGGGCGCCGGCGGTGCGATGTTGGCCATGTACGCGTTGTACTTGGCCTGGTCGATGTTCTGTGGCCTTGCCAGCGGATTTATACGGGCGAGCAGGGTGATCAAGGGCGCGCGCAAGGGGGTGAAGCGTGGCTGACCTCATGCTCCGCAATGAATCCGACCGTTCCCGCCTTCTGGGTTACATCCAGGGGCTGGACCTGGCCAAGCCGCGCCGCCTGACCATCGTCGAGGTGCGAAGCAGGCGCTCGGACGCACAGAACCGCCTGCTGTGGCAGTGGAACGGCTTGATCCAGGCCCACTTGCGCGACTCGTTCGGCCAGCTGGCCAGTGCCGAGGAGTGGCACGAGATCCTGGTGGCCAAGCTCTGGCCTGCCGAGGTGCACCCGGTGGAGCTGCCCGATGGTACCCGCTACCGCGTTGGCCGGGCCAAGACCCGCAAGTTCAACACCCAGCAAATGACCCAGTACCTGGAACTGCTGGACGGCTACTGCGCGGAGCACCTGCAGCTGCTCCTGCCGCATCCAGAGGACCTGATGATGGCGATCTACGGCGAGCGCCGGGGGAGGGCAGCCTGATGCTTGCCAAGGAGATCAAGCCGAAGAAGTGTAAGGCACCAGGTTGCGGACAGCGCTTCAAACCGTCCATGTCCACGCAGAAGGTATGCAGCGTCGCCTGTGCGCTGGCCATGTCGAAGGATTCTAAAGTGCAGAAGGTGGCAGCCAAGGCCATCACCAAGCATGCGCGCCAGGAGCTCCAGGAGCGCCGTGAGAAGCTGAAGACGAAGGGGGAGCACCTGCGGGAGGCTCAACAGGCGTTTAACGCTTACATCCGTGAGCGAGATCGTTTGGCGGGGTATGCGTGTATCTCCAGCGGCCGGCCGCTCGACTGGAACGGAAATGCGGTGGATGCCGGGCATTTCCGTAGCCGGGGTTCTGCCCCGCACCTGCGCTTCGACGAGAACAACTGCCACGCCCAGTCGAAGCACGACAACCGCTACCTGTCCGGGAACGTGGCTGAGTACCGCATCGGCCTGATTCAGCGTATCGGCCTTGAGGCTGTAGAGGCCCTGGAAAGGGACCAATCAGCCCGCCGCTACACCATCGAAGACCTGCAGGCCATCAAGGCCCTGTACAGGCAGAAGCTCGGAGAACTGCGGAGGGCCGCGGCATGACGCCAGGTTGGGGATTTTTGATCATGACCATGTTCATGGCTGTGGCGGGTGTGGCGTTGTCCTGGGCTGGCGCAGTGCGCCGCAAGCGGTATTACGAAGAATTCATTTTGAGAAAGGCCAAGCGGGCAGGGGGTAAGCAATGAGCTATCAGAACGTGATTTCCGCAGTCGTTCGAGCCCTAGCGGCCGAGACAATCAACAGCGCCGGCGGGTGCGAGTTCGAACCAAAGGTGCAGTGCGCCAAGCAAAAGGGGGAGATCGTCGGCAAGGAGGCTGCATTCCTGGTGGACTGTTGGGTTTTCGGGCGGCTGCACAAGTCGCTCTCGGCTGAGCACTGGCGCGCGCTGGTGGCGAAGTACTCCACACATGAGGATCGAAAGCACAATGCGATCCTTGAGCTGATGAAATCGATCAGGTCCCCGGCCCCGCAACGCTTCCGTGAGTGCGCCATTCTGACCTGGGCAATTCCTCAGGTAGGCGGGAAGCATGAGTCGGCCTCAATCGAGATGGTGAGCCGTGAGGAGGAGGCAATCGCCAAGAACAAGGCCCTTGTGGATTCGTTCAACGAGAAGGGCTTGCGCGGTATGGACGATACGGTGGATCGCAAGCAAACGCTCAAGCGGTCAGCGGCGATACTGCCGGCGGCCTGGTACAACATCGACAACTGGGACAATGACGGCAAGCCAGAGTCGACTCGGTACCGGTGGCGTTCGTCCATCCGCAAGACCTTGGAGCACCAAGTAAATGAGGCTCTAACGGCGGCTCAGGAGCTTCTCGATGCGGAGGGTTTGATTGAAAGTTGTGCGGCGTAGCAAAAAGCCATTGCAAATGGTGAGAAAATGAGACATCATTTTCCCATCGTGTCGATTTTGCGCGTTGCCGAATCGACAAAGTTTCGAGGAGTGTCGGGTTCGAGACCCGCGGCTATTCCAGCTACCCAGATGGCAGTTCTTTTGGTTTTAACGGTCCTAATGACGTGCATTCCTGCTTCACAAGAACTGCTGTTCGTAATTCACAATCAATTACTTGGGGGTAGCAACATGATGATAGAAATTTTCAAACTACTAGTTTCACCTGTAGCAATGACAATCTCTGCCATCTGGTGTAGCTGTTTGGCGGCAGGTCGCCTACCTCGCTTCATCTGAGGCAAAACCTCACCCAAAACCCGCCGCGAGCGGGTTTTTTTTGCCCTCGATTTCCTTAACCCTCGCAAGCAGCGGTCGCCTTGATCAGCGAGGGCCTCAATAGAGCCGGAGCGAAGATGGACCCGACTGACCTCGGCCCAGGCACAGCCACCTGGCTGGGCGGAACGGGCACTGTATTGCTGGGCGGCTTTCTGTGGCTGCGCAAGTTCCTTTCTAAGGATGCTGCCGACCGTGCCATGGACAATGCCGAAATTGGCACCGTCCGGCGGCTGAACGAACTGCTCGACTCCGAGCGCGATGCTCGTAAGCAAGCTGAGGCCCGAGCCGATCAGTTCGCCAAGGAGCGAAACGACCTCATGGCCACTGTTGGCCGTCTGGAGGGCAAGATCGAAGCCCTGACTGGGCAGGTCGGCCAGCTCTCCAAGCAAGTCACCGCCCAGAGCGAGGAGATCGCCCGTCTGCGCGGAAAGCTGGGAGGTAATTCCTGATGGAAAGATGCGCACTTGAATTCATCGCTCGCCGCTGGTGGCGCCGGGCCGAAATCTGGGTCATTGCCCTAGTGTTGATCGCCGGCGGCGCGGTGCTGGGATGGCAGTCGGCCTACTGGTCCATGGTCAGCACCCAGGCCAGCCAGGTTGCTCAGATCCGCGAAGCCTACGATGCGGCAATGGCGGAACGCGATAAGCGACTGGACGATCTCACCAGCAAGGCGGAGAGCGCCGCAACCAAAGCGTCGAAGGCAGCGACCACCGCCAACCAGGCGGCCGACAAGGCTGATGAGGCCCTCAGTCGCGTGCCATCCAGCTAGATGGCCTCTGGCTATGGAATTTCGCGCCTTCGTGACTACAATCGCCACTTCCACAACGGAGGTGTTTCGATGATTAGCAAGCTGAATACGGAAGAGCGAACATTGATTTTACGGTCACACGACCGCCTGAAGGAGGCTCAGTTGTGTGTAGGGATAGTCGAACGGGGGCTTCAGGAATCCTTTGCCAAGGCAAAGGAGCGCAGAGCATTTGAGGCTTCCTTCGTGCCATCAGGAGATGGCAAAAATGCTACGTTCCAGACCCGTTTCGGCAACGGTCGGGCAATCAGTGTGAATGCGATAATCGACGGAAAGCCTGTAATTCGTTACATCTTTGAAAAAGAGGCGACCGACGCTTTTGGCAATAAATTTCACGTTCCATTGGGCGAGATACGTTTTGATGATGATGGTCGCGTTACTTATGAAGATGGCGCGCTTCTCGCTAACCTAAATAGCCTAGATGATGAAGAATTTATTCCATTAGCTGAAATAGGGCTGGCCCTCATTTACTCATGTGCGATCGAAAAAAATTATAACGTCTAGCTTAAAAGCTGTGTTGTGCTCACCCTAACTGCTCTCCGGGTGGGCGCAATTTCCCGGACTTTGTGAGCGATCACACTGAGCAGAACTTTCTCCGCAGCTACCAAGCGGGTTTCCGCTGAAGCGCTGTAGCTGCCGCGCCTGGACTGCGACCTGTACAAGCAATCAAAGTGATGCGCGCCACGAAATCGACATCCGCCGTTTCGTGGCGCGAGGAGTTCAAATGCCTGCGCCTTCCAGTTTCCATCGCCACGCTGACGGACGCGGGCCCCGCTGGGTGTTCGTTAACGGCAACCGAGTAGATAACGTTCGCTGGTGCGATACCGCTGCTGGAGTGTGCGTTTATGCTCCACAGCCTGTGAAGGTAAGGCGCCCGGCACGCGAGGAGATCTACACCCGCAGACTGTGTGGTGTCGTGACTGTGGAGGCTGCATGAGCAACGTCACGCGAATTCGCCATGAGCTTCCGGTAAGCATGGATATCGTCCATGCGGTGGCCGAGTTCGATGCGGCCCTGGTGAAAGCGATTTGTGCCGCCAAGGATGCCGGGCTGCCGCAGGGGCTTCTGGTCGCCCTGTTGCACGGCCACGCCCACGCCGAAACGCACAAGATGGTGTCCGCATGAAGGTCGTGGAGTTCCAGCGCGAGAACTGGCGCGATGCTTCCAAGACCCTGCGCAAGATCGCTGACCAGCTGGATAGCGGAGAGCTGCCGGTTTGCAGTATCGGTGTGATGGCCATGCGCGACCCATCCGGCCAGGTTGAACTGTTCGCCTTCGGCCCGGTGGCCGACGACCTGCAGTCCCTGGCCATGTTCAGGCTCGCGGAGCAGAAACTGATTGATGTGCTGCTGGAGCAGAACTAGAGCCGTATAGGCCCTAATTCAGAGACGACTAAATGATGACGATTTACTTATTCCTCGTCACTATCGTTCGCTTCACTAAATTCCGATAGTTCGTCTTCAAGCTCCTTGAAGTCCAAAGGAAGCTTTTTATTTATTTCTGTGATGATGCCCGGCAGATATTTTTTGGCGGTAATGGGTTTTGCTGCTTCCATGCTCTTGGCCGGAACGATCCCAAAACCGCCCGTTTCCAATTCGATCAGATAGAGACCGTAATCCTCTGACAGGGACTGGGACACTTTGATAATAAAGGAGGAGCGGACAGATTTACGGCCAGATATTTTTTTGAAGGTGAGCTTGCTGATGCGAGCGCGGTTAAGACCAGCATTTTTGAAAAGCAATGCTAGGAGTACTGCTGTTTCACGGACCTTACGCATATAGACCTCGTTGTTAAGTTTGGAAGACCTGAAATTAGGGTCTATTATGTATTGTTCAAGACTTTTGCGCAACATAGATTTTCGAGGATGAGGAATGACAGCAAAGCAACCCGACTGGGAGGCCATCGAGCGAGCCTTCCGGGCCGGGGCGCTTTCCATCCGCACCATCGCTGACCGCAACGGGGTGAGCGACACCGCGATCAGGAAGAAGGCTAAGGCCTTAGGTTGGGAGCGGGACCTTTCCGAGCAGGTCCGCAAAGAGGTTCGCAATAAGCTGGTTCGCGGCGAGGTTCGCGAAGACCAATGCGCGAACCCCGAGCGGGACGCCGAGATCATCGAGGAGGCGGCAGAAGAGGGCGCGACGGTTGTTCGCAGCCACCGGCGCGACATCCGCAAAGCCGCGAACCTTGCGAACCTGCTGATGGATGATCTGCTGACCACCATCAAGCGCCGCGAGGACATCGAGGACGAGATTGAGCGGGAGACCGCCGATGACGAGAGCGGCTTCCGCCGTAGCTCGATGCTCGCTGCGGTTGCGCTGCCCAGCAATGCCAAGACCCTTTTCCAGCTGTCCTCGGCCATGAAGAACCTGCAGGTGCTCGAACGCACCGCATTCGGCCTGGACGACAAGGAGCAGTCGAAAGACGCCGACGAGCTGTCGCAGCTGATGGATGAACTATCGAAGGATGCCTGACCATGAAGCCCGAGCACCTGAAACTGCTACGGGATCGGTTCTGGCGGCTGAACAACCTGTATTTCATCACGGACAAGCAGGGCAAGAAGGTCCGTTTCCGGATGACGCAGGAACAGATCGATTACTTCCAGGGGATGCACACCCGCAACATCATCCTCAAGGCCCGGCAGTTGGGCTTCACCACGCTGGTTTGCATCGTCCAGCTCGACGCCGCGCTGTTTGAGGCTGCCAAGTGCGCCCTGATCGCCCACACCCTGAACGATGCCAAGCGGCTATTCCGAGAGAAGGTCAAGTATGCGTATGACAACCTTCCCAAGGAGATACGCGCTGCTAACCCTGCTCGCAACGATGCTGCTGGTGAGCTTGTGTTCAGCAAAGGCGGATCGCTCTACGTGTCGACATCCTTTCGGGGCGGGACTCTACGGTATTTGCACGTATCCGAGTTCGGGAAGATCTGCGCCAAGTTTCCCCACAAAGCCCGAGAGATCGTCACCGGCGCCTTCGAGGCTGTCGCCGCAGAGTGTTTCGTTACGATCGAGTCGACGGCGGAGGGGCGGGCGGGCTACTTCTTCGATTACTCGCAGAGCGCAGAGAAGCAGCAACTGGCCGGCATGCCCCTGGGCCTGCTCGACTGGAAGTTCTTCTTCTTCAGCTGGTGGCGCAACCCGCTGTACTGGCTGGACCCGACCGACGTCCTGATCCCGGACCGGTTGACCAAGTACTTCGACGACCTGGCTGCCAAGCATGGCATCGTCACCAACCCAGGCCAGCGCGCCTGGTACACCGCCAAGGAAAAGACCCTCGGCGACGACATGAAGCGCGAGTACCCGTCGATCCCTGCCGAGGCATTCCAGCAGACGATCGAGGGCGCCTACTACGCCAAGCAGTTCACCAAGCTCTACGCCGCCCAGCGCATCGGGACGCTGCCCGACAACAGCCACCTGCCGGTGCACACCTTCTGGGACATCGGTGTGGGCGACTCCACGGCCATCTGGTTCGTCCGGATAGTCGGCGAGGAGTACCACGTTGTCGACTTCTACCAGAACAGCGGGGAAGGCCTGCGGCACTACATGAAGGTGCTGAAGGATCGCGGCTACGAGTACGGCGAGCACTGGGGACCCCATGACATCGACAACCGCGAATTCGGTAGCGACGGCAAGACCCGGCGTGAACTCGCGCGAGAGGGCTACGAGATCGATGGGGAGAAGTATCGAATGACCTTCCAAGTCGTGCCAAAGCTCGGCGTGGACGAAGGCATTGAGCAGGCGCGGGAGATCCTGCCCAACTGCGCCTTCGACGAGGCCAAGTGCAGCGAGGGCATCACCGCCCTGGAAAGCTACCGCAAGGAGTGGGACGACAAGCGAGGGTGCTGGAAGGATAAGCCGCTTCACGACTGGTCCTCGCACCCGGCTGACGGGTTCCGCTATTTCGCCGTTGCCATGGCGCGACGCAAACGCACAGGCGGTGTCCGCCGCATCGGAGGTTTGGCGTAATGCCTGTTCAATCCACCAACCCAGACTACGACGCCCACATCGAAGAGTGGCGGATGATGGACGACGCCCTGGAGGGCGAGGGCGCGATCAAGCGCAGCCCGCGCAACCTGCCCAAGCCCAGCGGCATGACCGAGGCTGAGAAGTTGGACGGCGCGGGCAATGCCTACCTCTACCGGAACTACACCGACCGGGCCCAGTACGAGCACTGGGTGCGGGATTCGCTGCGCTCGATGATGGGCCTGGTCTCCCGGCTGATACCCGAGGTGAAGCTGCCCGCGGGGCTGAAGGGCCTGGAGGACAACGCCACGGCGGATGGCTTCGGCCTGACACAACTGTTCCTCCGGATCGTGCGCCAGGCCATCTCTCATGGCCGGGTACCGCTGGTCGTAAACATCGACGATACGGGCCAGCCGTACTTCGCCACCTACGCGGTGCGCAATGCCATCAACTGGGACACTGCCGACCAAGGCGGCCGTCAGGACCTGGTGCTGTCGGTTTTCCGTGAATTCAGGCGCAAGGAGCAGGATCGCTACAGCCACGAATGCGAGACGGTCTACCGCGAGTTCTACATGGACGGGGCGGTCTGCCGCACCGGCGTGCGAAACGAGGCCGGCGAGCTGATCGAGGACGACCGCCCGCTGGGAACCGTCGACGGCAGCAACAACCTGGTACGCGGTCTCGGCTACATCCCGGTCATCTATTGCGGTTCGACCGACAACTCACCCGACGTGGACGAAATCCCACTGCTGACCATGGCGAGGGCAGCGCTGAAGTCCTACCAGCTGAGCGCTGATTACTTCACCGCGCTGCACCAGACCAGCCACCCGCAGCCATGGGTGTCCGGCCTGGACGAGAGCGTAGAGCTGAGCGTAACCGGGCCATCTGCGGCCTGGGACCTGGGCCCCAAAGGGTCGTGCGGTTACCTGGAGTTCCAAGGCGCCGGCATCCAGGCTGTGCGCACGGCGATGGAAGATCAGAAGAACGCCGCGCTCGAAGCCGGCGCGAAGGTTATGGACGTCTCGGGCACCGAATCGGGCGAGGCCCGCAAAACCCGCCAGAACGACCAGCACGCCACACTGCACAGCATCGTAATTACCGCCGCAGAGGCCATCGAGCAGGCCCTGCGGTACGCCGCAGAGTGGACCGGCTTCAACCCTGACGAGGTTGTCTTCACGGTCAAGCCTGAGTTCGTGATCCCTGAGGTCGATGCTCAAGTGCTGGCTGAGCTGCAGAAGAGTGTCATGGCCGGCACCATCAGCGCCGAAACCTACTGGCAATACCTCACCACTGGAAAGCTGCCTGAGCACCCCTACGCCGAAGAGGTCGAACTAATCGGCGACGACCACGGCGCGAGCGGCGTCAACTTGGACAAAGACGATGGCGAAGAAACCGGAGCAGGTAGCGGACGAGAAGCTGCTGGAGCAGGTAAGCCGCCACTCGGTACTGCTTGAGCGGCTGAAGGCCGGCGAGGTCCAGAAGTTCGAAACCTACCTGCGCCGGGCTGACAGCCATGTCCGTGACCAGCTCACCCGCAAGGAGCTGACCACCTATGGCCGGAGCCGGCTGGAGGAGTTCCTGGGCCGGGTGGGTGGCAAGCTGCTGGAGATCTACAAGGCCTTCAGCGACCGGATGCAGTCCGATCTGGTAGACATCGCGCAGTACGAGGCCGCATTCGAGGGCCGCAGCCTGGCCAAGGCGCTGCTGATCGATGCGGTCATGCCGGCAGATTCGCTACTCAGGGCGGCGATCAACACGCTGCCTCTACAGGTAGCAGGGGTAGATGGCGGCAAGCTACTGAAGCCCTTCCTGAGCGGCTGGACCCGCACCGAGTCGGACCGGGTAACCAACGCCATCCGAATGGGTGTCGTGCAGGGCCAGACCAACGCCGAGATCACCCAGGCCATTCGCGGCACTGCGGCGCAGAACTTCACAGACGGCGTGCTGGCGGTCACGAACCGAAGCGCCCGGGCAGTCGTCCAGACAGCAGTCCAGCATGTGGCCACCACGGCGCGGATGGAAACGCTCAAGGCGAATGCCGGGGTGGTGCCGGGGTATCGGATCGTCGCCACTCTGGACCGGAAGACCAGCGTGCAGTGCCGGAGCCTGGATGGTCGCGAGTACGAGATGGGCAAGGGGCCTGTGCCCCCGTTCCACATCCACTGCCGAACCACCATCACGCCGATTACTAGGTTGTCGGCGCTGTTCGGGCAAGGTGCCACGAGGGCAGCAGTGGGCGCGAATGGCGGCGGGCAGGTCTCGGCAAGCCTCAGCTATTATCAGTGGCTCAAAACGCAGGCAGCGGCTTTCCAAGACGCCGCGCTGGGCCCGGTGCGCGCCAAGCTGTTTCGTGATGGAGGCCTGACGGCTGAACGCTTCGCCGCGCTCCAGCTGGACAAGAACTTCAAGCCGCTGACGCTCGACCAGCTCAAGGAGCTAGAGCCGCTGGCGTTTGACCGTGCGGGACTCTGAAACACGTGCAAACCCCTCAATTTTCAATGTGGAAACGTGCTTTACCATAGCGCTTTCACACAATCATTGAGGTGTTTATGAGTATCACGTTTGAGTCTGGGTTGGAGATCACCACTCAGATTCTCGAATCCTACTTGGCGATGCCGCATCGCAGAGGAGTAGGAGTAACTGGGGAATTCCCTATCGAAGGGCCTGCAGACCGGGCCGAAGAGGCATTTCGTCAGATCAAGGCGAGGTTGGAGGCGAAGTATCCATGGATTCAGCTTTCGCTCACAGATAGAGGTGAGATCAGCTGTTTTGGATTTGCTCCCTAACTGCGCACAGTTCAACCAGCCCTGGCAATCGCCGGGGTTTTTTATGCCCGCAAGGCGGGCCAATCAATCCCAAGGGGATAGCCACATGCCTTTTGACTTCGATCCGGCCGCCCATGGCCTCACCCTCGACGAAACCCAAACTGCCGCGCTGAAGGCAGCACTGGGCGGCGAGGTACAGACGTTCTTGGACGGCGAGGTCTCGGGCCTCAAGTCCAAGAACCGGGAGCTGATCGACTCCAACAAGACCATCAAGACCGAGCTGGACGGCCTCAAGGGCAAATTCGAAGGCCTGGACATCGAAGCGGTCAAGGGCCTGCTGGCCAAGGCCGGCCAAGACGAAGAAACCAAGCTGATCGCCGAGGGCAAGCTGGACGAAGTCATCAGCCGGCGCACCGAGCGCCTGCGCACCGACCTGGACAAGCAGGTCAAGGCTGCCAACGAGCGTGCCGACAAGGCCGAAGCCTTCGCTGCCAAGTACAGCGACAAGGTGCTGGCTGACTCCATCCGCGCTGCCGCCATCAAGGCTGGCGCGCTGCCCGAGGCTGCCGAGGACATCATCCTCCGCGCCCGCGGCACCTTCAAACTGAGCGAAGACGGCGAGCCCGTTGCCACCGACCGTGCCGGCGAAGTCGTGTACGGGAAGGACGGCAAGACCCCACTGTCTCCCCTCGAATGGGCGGAATCGCTGCGCGAGACCGCTACCCACCTGTGGCCAAGGGCTCAGGGTGCCGGACAGACCGGCGACAACGGTGGCAAGGCCACGAAGAAATGGGGTGAGTACACCGAGACAGAGCGTGCCGCGATGGCTCGTGACAACCCCGACGCATTCAAAAAACTCCAAGCCACCCGAGGAACCTAACCCATGGCATCTACCCAACTGTCGGACATCTTCGTTGCCGACTACTACGGCACTCTGGAGCCGGTGAACTCTCCAGAAAAAACCGCCGTTTACGAGTCGGGCATCATCACCCGCTCGGCCACCCTGGACAACATCGCCAAGAACGGCCAGGGCACCTCCGAGATCAGCTACTGGCAGGATCTCGACGCCGACGAGGCGCCGAACATCTCCAACGATGACCCCGACGACCTGGGCGCCGTTGGCAAAGCCGAGCAGGGCAGCATGCGCGCCCGGACCCTGTACCTCAACAAAGGCTACGGCGTCTCCGACCTTACTGCTGAGCTGGCCAACTCCGAGCCGATGCAGCACATCCGCAACCGCTTCGGAACCTACTGGACCCGCCAATGGCAGCGTTACCTGATGGGCGCGGGCCGAGGCATTATCGCGGCCAACATCGCCCAGAACGGGGGCGACATGGTCAAGGATGCGGGCGCCTCGATCAGTGCCAACGCCTTCCAAGACGCCGCCTTCACCGCCGGCGACGCCGCCGACATGTTCGGCGCCATCGGCGTGCACTCGGTCGTCATGAACCAGATGGTCAAGCAGGACATGATCGAATACCTGCGCGACTCGCAGGGCAAGATCATCCTGGCGACCTACCTGGGCAAGCCGGTGTTCATGGATGACGCCCTGACCTACGCGCAAGGCCAGTTCCTCTCGCTGTTCTTCGGTCAAGGCGCTTTCGGCTACGGCGAGGGCGACCCGCACATGCCCGTCGAGATGCAGCGCAAAGCCGATGGCGGCAACGGCGGCGGTGCCGAGGTCCTGTGGGAGCGCAAGACCTACATCCTTCAGCCGGCCGGTTTCAGCTGGCAGGGCAGCGAGAACCGCAACCTGAGCCCGACCGCCACCCAGTACGCTTCGGCGGCCAACTGGAAGCGCGTCTTCGACCGCAAGCAGGTTCCGTTCGCCGCGGTCATCAGCGGCACCGCCACCCCTTGACCCATGATGCGGGGCGTCGGCCTGGCGCCCTGCGCAGGAGATCTGCATGAAAGTCATTTACACCAACACCCCGGGCATCGAGCGCGGCACCTGCTATCGCCGTCTGGACCAGTTTTTCGGCGTGATCGACGGCGCTACCTCGGTGTCCGTGCAGGGCGATGCCCCTCACATCGGCGAGGCTTACCAGCGCCAGGGCATCAGCGTGAGCGAGATCGAGGAAGGCCTGCGCCTGGATGGACCGACCATCGCTCAGTGGCTGGAGCAGGGTTACAAGGCGTCGGCCTACCCACCGAACGGCTATGCCCCGGTCAGCAGTCAGGCCGAGATCGATAAGGCGATCAAAGAGGAGGGCGGCGACGAAACCGACCCTCACAAGATGAAGCTCCCGGAGCTCAAAGCGTGGCTGACGGCCCAGGGCATCACCTTCGATCCAGCCCTCAACAAGCCCGAACTGCAGGCCCTGATCCCGTCGAAGGAATAAGCCATGACCGACTTCATCACCGTCGCTGATGTTGATCAGAAGCTCGGGCCGGACTGGGCGGGTACCGGTGATGCAGTCCTTGCCGTGGCCATGGCTAATGCCTGGCTGACGGCCAAGATCAAACGGGCGGTGCCAGATCCGGTGCCGGACGCCATCGTGAGTGCCGGCGCGGAGGTGGCGAAGCTGGCGGCGGTTGGCCAGCTCTACAAGGACACCCAGCGCGAGGTGCAGAGCAAGACCGTGTCGGCCCAGTCCGGCACATCCGTGAGCAAGACCTACGTCACAGGCTCAGTCGATCGCTCGACCGGCGAGAACTTTGCCCTCGACCTCATCACTCCTTGGACCCGCCGCTCCGGCACGGTCATGCTGAGGCGGGTATGACGAGATCAGTTTCGCCAGTATTGCCCCAGTTCATCGTCGAACCAGCGGTTGGCTTCATCATTGGCCGGCATGACGCTCCTGAAGCTCAGGTAGTGACCATGCCCGCGGCTCTCTAGCCAGTTCTTGAAGTCCGCGAAATGCGGGTGCCAGTCGTGCGGTTGATCCTGGGTTTCGGCCCATGCGCGGGCCTCTTGGCGGATGGCGGCTTCGCACTCATCTTTTTTCATGTCGGTTCTCTACTAGGGAAATGGCTGGAGTGTATTTCACATGGGCATGCGCGAAGAACTCCAGGCCGAGCTGGCGGAAGCGTTCGATGATCCAGACGGCCTTGCCGACGCGGTGAAGCCGATTGCAGGGATCCGTATCGTAAAGGGTGGATACGACCCCGAGATCGGCGGCACCGTCCCGGCCTCGACAATCCATTACACCGGGCGCGGCGTGTTTGGAAGCTATCTAGCCAAGGAGATCGACGGGACCCGCATCCAGACCGAGGATGTGAAGCTTTTGGTGCTCCAGAGCGAACTGTTTGAGGGCCAGGCAGGCGCTGTCACCGATGCGCCGGCAGCGCCCAAGATCGGCGACCAGGTGAGCGGATACCGCGCGCTCAACGTGTCCGAGGACCCTGCCCAGGCCACTTGGACCATCCAGCTGAGGAAGTGATATGGCGCACGGCTCTCACATGGCCCAGCGGTACGGTGGTCAGCAGGGCGGCTTCGCCGAGGCTATCCGGGCATTCGCCGAGCAGGCGGAGCAAGCCCTGGACGCCACCTTCCGCGAGATTGTGATCGAGATCGGCAGCAGCGTGATCCGCATGTCGCCGGTCGGCAACCCGGAGCTGTGGGCGGCCAACGTGGCTCACCGGGCGAAGGCCAACAAGGCTGCCGATGACTACGACTTCAAGGTCGCGGTACGCAACACCCTGATCAACCTGAACCAGGACAACTTCACCAAGGCCGGCAATCTGCGCAAAGGCGTGAAGTACGCCAAGCCCCTTACCAAGACCGAGCGCGAGCAGAATTTCGCCACCAATGGCCTGGTAGCGGGCCAGGGCTACTTCGGCGGACGGTTCCGCGGCAACTGGCAGTTCTCCATCGATTCGCCGGCGACTGAGGAACTCGACCGAGTAGACCCGTCGGGTAGCGAGACTATTAGTGCGCTCATCACCCAAGTGCAGGCCCTGACCATAGGCCAGACCGCGTACATCGTGAACAACCTGCCGTACGCCATTCCGCTCGAGTACGGACATTCAACGCAGGCGCCGGCCGGCATGGTCCGGATCACGCTCGCGAACTTCCAGCGCATCGTCGACGAAGCCATCAGGAACAACAGCGTATGAGCCAAGCAAAGGCCCGGCAGGTCATCGAGATCAAGCTGATGGCTTGGGCCTCGGCGCGCCCGATTCGGGTCGCGAACTTCGAACAGGCCTTCGAGGCTCAGCCAGGGGAAACCTACCTGCAAGCCTTTCAGCTGCCCGGAGCAACCACCTGCCGCTACCTGGGCGGAGAGGCCTACGAGTACACCGGCGTCTACCAGGTGAGCATCGTTTGCCCGGCGGGCCAGCCTCTGGCAACCGCGGAGACCCTGGTCGATGAGCTTTCGAGCCTCTTCCGAGTTGATTCGGCGCTCAGTCGCAACGGCTTCGAGGGCCTGGTCACCGAGCCGGTTGACCAAGGCCCGACCATCACCGAGTCGGCGACCTACACGGTCCCGGCCAGCTTCACCTACCGCGGTGTCGCGGACCAATCGCCCGCTGGGGCATAACCAACCGCCACTTGGCGGGCTATCAAGAGGAAACAACCCATGGCCGCACGCTTCCCGTTACCGAACGGCTCCGTGCTGGAGATCGCCAGCGTACTCGCCGCTGCCGTCGCCTACACCGCTCTGACCAATGCTGCGCCGCCTGTGGCGAGCGCGGCAGGGCACACGATCAAGAACGGCGATGTCCTTGTGGTCAGCTCCGGTTGGTCGCTGATCAATGATCGTGCTGTCCGCGCGGCCAGTGTTGCCGCTGACAAATTCTCGCTGGCCGGACTGAACACCACTAACACCGATAAGTACACGGCCGGTGCAGGTGTTGGTTCTGTGATTCCAGTGACCAACTGGGCTCAGATTTCGAAGGTGACCGCTTTCACCTCTTCGGGCGGTGAGCAGCAGTACCTCACGGTCGGGTACCTGGAAGATGACGACGATCGCCAGTTCCCCACCAACCGCAACCCGATCACGCTGTCGATCACTGTCGAGGATCAGCCGGCGGCTGCCTACGTGGGCCTGGTCGAGGCCTATGGCGATAGCAAGGAACTGACCGTGGTGCGCCTGAAGTTGCCAAATGGCGACCAGATCCTTTACCCGGGTTACGTGAGCATCACCACTACGCCAACGATGGAACGTAACAACCTCATGACCCGCACCATCAGCATCGCGCTGTCGGGTCGTCCGGTCCGTTACCTGGCCGGCGTGTAAGGAGCACTCATGGCTAAGATCAAGATTGCCCAGAGCCCGACGTTCACCGCCGAGGTTCAGGTGCCGCGTATCGGCGGCGAGCCGGTGCCCGTGGCGTTCCAGTTTCGCTACATGGACCGCGTGGCCCTTGCCGGGATGTTCGACCGCTGGAACAACGCGCGCGATGCTTGGGTGGAGAAGACCAAGAGCGACGGTGCGACCTGGGAAGAGGTTACTGCCGGAGAAATCACCCTGCAGGTCGAGCAACTGGGCGAAATCGTCACAGGGTGGGACTTGGAGGACAAGTTCAGTCAGAAAGCCATCCTCGAGCTGGTCCGTACCTGCACGGGCGCGCCTAAGGCCGTCATCGACGCCTTCCAAGCTGCTTACAGCCCTGCCCGTTTGGGAAACTGAGGGCGGCGGCCCGGGCCTGTTATGAGCGTGGACCATCTGCCGAGCAACTGGCGCCGCTCGGGCTGACCCTGGCGGACATCCCCGAAGAGGAAGTGGAGGTTTGGCCAGACGCCTGGCCTGCCTTCCGACTGTTCGACGCAATGGGCACGCAATGGCGGGTAGGGCCTGGCGGGCCAGCTGGCCTGGACTACACCGCCATCCGTGCAACCGCTTCAATGCTCGGAATCAAGCGCCGCGACCTCACCGAAATTTTCCCTGATCTCCGCGTAATGGAGATTGAGGCCTTGGCCGTCATGGCCGAATCCATGGAGTAGATCATGACCACCATCGCCTCTCTGGGTCTCCAGATCGACTCCGGTGATGCTGTAGAGGCCAAGGATAACCTCGACCAGCTGACGGACGCCGGCAAGCGCAGCGAGGAGTCGGCTGGGAAAACTGGGCGCGCCTGGGAGGCCGCCCTGGGCAGCCTTCAGGGCGACACCCGGCAGATCGTTCAGGAGCTGCAGGCGCTCAACGCCAAGCAGACCGAGCTGGCGCAGCAGATGGCCACCGTGGGGCGTGCCGTCACCAGCGCATCTACGGCGTTCAGCAGCGCTGCCGCGAACATGGGGGCGTTCCGCACTGAGGCCGCACAGGCGGGCAAGGCACAGGAATCGCTTACCAGCGCCACGGATGCGGGTGCCCAGGCTGGCCGGCGCGCAGCCGAATCCGCCGAAGAGCAGCAGGCCAGGATCCTGGCGGTGGCCAAGGCCTCGCTGGAGGCTAGCCAATACGTGCAGTCGCTGAACCGGGCGACTGAGCAGAGCGCAGAGGTCACTGCTCAGGCGAATGCCGTACTGTCGGACAGTGCCAGCCGTCAGGCGGCCATCAACAGCCGGGCCCAGGCCCTGATCGCCACGGAGGAACGCCAAGCGGAGGCGGCGAAGAAGTCCGCCGGCGCGCATCGGGAAGAAGGCCAGGCGCTTGAGGAACTGCTGGGCAAGATCGACCCGACCGTCGCGGCCATGGGCCGGCTGGACCAGATGGAGCAGAAGCTGAAGGGCTTCCGCACCAGTGGTGCGCTCGATGCCGAGACTTTCGGCGAGTATCAAACGAAGATCGACCAGGCGCGCGCGGCGCTGGGAGGCGCGGATGCCGCGCTGAACAAGACTGGCATGACGGCGAAGGCCACTGCTGCAGCGCTGCGCGGTGTTCCGGCGCAGTTCACCGATATCGTCGTATCCCTGCAGGGCGGCCAGGCGCCGCTCACTGTGCTACTGCAGCAGGGCGGCCAGCTCAAAGACATGTTTGGCGGCGTTGGCCCTGCCGTGAAGGCTCTGGGCGGGTACGTCCTTGGCCTGGTGAATCCGTTCACTGTCGCGGCTGCTGCCGTGGCCGTGCTCGGCTACGCCTACTATTCGGGCAGTGAGGAAGCAGTCGGCTTCCAGAAGGAGCTGATCAAGACTGGCAACGCCGCCGGCACGACAGCAGACCAGATGTCTGGAATGGCGCGGCAGGTCGCGGCGACAGTGGGCACTACCGGCGCTGCAGCTGAAGTTCTGACCCAGCTGGCCGGCAGCGGCAAGATCGCTTCTGACAGCTTCGTCGAGATCACCGAGGCCGCTCTGGAATGGCGCTCAGCAACCGGCAAGGCCGTCGAGGAGACCGTCGCCGAGTTCGTGAAGATCGGCAAGGACCCGGTGACAGCTGCTAAGGACCTGAACGAGCAGTACAACTTCCTCACCGCAGCGACCTACTCGCAGATCGTCGCACTGAAGGAGCAGGGCGACACCATTGGCGCCGCCAAGCTGCTCACCGATACCTACGTCGACACTATCAAGAACCGCAGTAAGGAAGTCACCGAGAACCTCTCGATCTGGGAGCGCGGCTGGAAGGCGCTACGCGGCGAGGTCGCTGCTACGGTCGATTCGGTCAAGAACATTGGGCGTGACCAAGATATTGCTGGCCGTATCATCGATCTGCAGCGGCAGGTAGCCGCAGCGCAAAGCGCAGTGAATGCTGACAAGGACGACACCGATGCCCAGCAAAAGCTCACCAACGCAACCCTTGAACTGAAGGGGCTCATCCAGCAGCGGGACACCCTCGACGCTATCGCCAAGGCGCGCGCCCTGGACGCGCAGCAGCAACAGGCGGCTGTTGTCGCAATCGGCAAGATCTATGCCCTGGAAAAATCCGCCAGGACCAACGCTGAAAAGCGAGCCGATGCGCTGAAGGAGTACGACAAATCCCTGGATGCCATCCGTAAGGTCAACCCGAATGATGAGCGGCTGAAGCCCGAGAACATTGCGCGGGTACAGGCCGACATCGCCAAGCAGTTCAAGGACTCCCCCGGGCGGACTGGATCGGTCGACCTCTCAAGCTTCAACGACCAGAAGAATGCACTCAATGCCATCCTGGCCGAGTACAAGAACCACCAGAAGGAACTGGATGCAGCGCAGAAGGCAGGGCTGATCTCGCAAGAGTCATATGCCGCTCAGCGCGCCGCGATCATCGAACAGCAGAAGGCTGAGGTGACCAACGCCTATGAGGCCGAGATCAAGGCCTTGGAGGAGGCCAGGGGGCGCAGCAGCACCAGCGCGCAACAGCGCATCCAGCTGGACCAGAAGATCGCCGATGCCCGCGCTGCCATGGTCAAGGCGCAGAAGGATGCGGACACCGAGTTGTCGGTGCTGGCAACAAACGAGCAGGGCCGCCTAGCCAAGCAGGCGAGGGCGGTACAAACCTACACCGACGCCCTCGACCAGCAGGTCGCAGCGCTGAGGCTGCAGGGGAAGCGTGCTGCTGACAGCCTTGGCTTGGGCGACCGCCAGCGCGGCCTGCAGGACCAGCAGAACGGCATCACCGACCGCATGAACCAACAGCGCCTGGATCTGGCCAACCAGTACGGTGACGGCTCCCGCGGCATGAGCCTTGATGAGTACAACCAGAAGTTGGCTGCCTTGGGTAAGACCGAGCGGGACCTGCAAGAAACCACCATCGCCAACTATGACCAGATGACTGCCGCGCAGGGCGACTGGCGCAAGGGTGCATCGTCGGCCTTCCAGAACTACCTGGAACAGGCGCGAGATGTCGCCGGGCAAACCAGAAGCCTCTTCACCAATGCGTTTTCCAGTATGGAGGATGCTGTTGCGAACTTTGCCATAACCGGCAAGTTCTCGTTCTCTGACTTCACCAAATCGATTCTTGCCGATATGGCGCGCATTGCGACACAGCAGGCTGCTTCTGGCCTGCTGGGCAGCCTGGTGAGCTTCGGCGCGTCCGCAGCGGCAAGCTATTTCGGTGGCGCGGCCAGCTCTGCGGGTTCGACCCAGGCGGGATACAGCCCAGAAATCATCAACTCCTGGGCTGCTGCACAGGCTGACGGCGGTGCATGGAGTAATGGTGTGCAGTTGTTCGCCAATGGCGGCGCCTTCACTAACTCCATCGTGAGCACCCCGACAGCATTCGGCATGGCCGGCGGCAAGGTCGGCGTGATGGGCGAGGCCGGCGACGAGGCAATCATGCCGCTGACCAGGACATCTGGCGGTCAGCTGGGTGTGATGGCGGTCGGCGGCGGTAGTGGCGGGACGGCGATCAGCGTGTCCGCGCCGGTTAGCATGGTGGTGGAGGACAGGAGAAGCGAGGGCATGCAACTCGATCAAACGCTGCTCCAGCAGAATATGCAGAAGCAAATGCAGATGGCTGCCGAGAAGGCGGTCGCTGACTCATGGCGTCCAGGTGGCGTCAGCCATCGCAATACCAGCGGGAGGCGCTGATGGCCATCGAAAAATTCAGCTGGCCAACCCAGCGCGGGGAAACGCCGGAGATCAGTTACCGGACCCGCGAGTCACGCTTCGGCGGCGGTTACCGACAGGTCGTCGGCGACGGACCCAATAACAAGGAAGATAGTTACCCCATCACGGTTACCGGCACGAAGGCCCAGGTTCGAAAGATCATGGAGTTCTTTGACCGGCATGGCGGCGCCAAAGCTTTCTTGTGGTCCACCCCGCTCGGCGATCTAGGCCTGTTCACCTGTAAAGATCCCAAGCCTACCCCGGTCGGCGGCGGCCGCTTCAAAGTTGCCGCCACCTTTGAGCGGGCCTTTCACCCTTAAGGAGCCAGCATGTCACTGATCAAGGATATCCAGACCCTGGAGCCTGGCAGCGAGGTATTGCTGTTCGAGCTGGATGGCTCGGACTTCGGTGCCGACATGCTGCGGTTCCATGGCCATGCAATTCCGCACACCCCACAAGAGCTGGCGGCGGCCGGCGCGAATGCCGGCCAGTTGCCGGCCAAGTCAATCTGGTGGCAGGGCAATGAGTACGGCGCCTGGCCCATGCAAATCGACGGCATCGAGGCGAACTCGGACGGCACTGCGGTTCGGCCCACGCTGACTGTCGGCAACGTCAACGGCAGAATCACGGCGCTGTGTCTGGCCTTCGACGATTTGCTTGAGTTCAAGCTGACCATGCGTCATACCATGGCACGGTACCTGGATGCAGCGAACTTTCCCGCCGGAAATCCGGAGGCTGACCCAGCCGAGGAAGCGATCGAGGTCTGGTACATCGATCAGAAGGTATCGGAAGGCGGGACCACGGTGGCCTGGGAGTTGGCCAGCCCTGGAGATGTCGGCGGTGAGACGATCGGCCGGCAGATGACGCAGCTGTGCCACTGGGCGATGACTGCTGGCTACCGCGGCCCGAACTGCGGCTATACCGGTTCCTACTTCGACCTCGACGGCAACCCCACGGACGACCCAGCCAAGGACCAGTGCAATGGCTGCCTCGATACCGGCTGTACCGTCCGGCACGGCCAGGGCAACCAACTACCCTTCGGCGGCTTCCCGGCCGTATCCCTGATCGCACGGAGCTGACCATGCGCAAACACATCTTGGCCGCCGTGCGAGCGCACGCTGCGGCTGAATATCCGCGTGAGTGCTGCGGATTGATCGTGGCTGTAGGTCGCGCCCACAAATACGTGTCATGTGAGAACACCGCGACCGATCCGTCCGATGAGTTCCGCATCTCGCCCGAGCAGTACGCTGCGGCTGAAGACCAGGGCGAGGTGATCGGCATCGTGCATTCGCACCCGGACGCCACCAGCAAGCCGTCGGCGCGCGACCTGGCCATGTGCGAAGCCACGGGCTTGCCTTGGCATATCCTGTCGTGGCCGGAAGGTGACCTGCGGAGCATCACCCCGACCGGTCACACCCCGCTGCTGGGGCGGCCGTTTGTGCACGGTGCTTGGGACTGCTGGCAGGTGTGCGCGGACTGGTACAAGCGGGAGTGGGGGCTTGAGTTCCCGTCCTATGCCCGTGATGAAGGGTGGTGGGAGAAAGCCGACGGCCCGAGCTTGTACGAGCAGGCCTATGAGGCCGCTGGCTTTTACAAGGTCAGCCAGCCCGAGCGCGGCGACATGATCGTCATGGCCGTGGGCCGCACGGCTCACCCGAATCATGCCGGCATCTACCTAGGCGTCGACGCGCAACTGCCCGAGGAACATGCCCAGGTCTTCGGCCCTGGCCCTTTCATGCTCCACCACCTGCTCGGCAGACCATCAGAAATTATCGTGTTCGGCGGCCCCTGGCTCGACCGGACGCGCCTTGTGCTGCGTCATCGGGACGCGAAATGAAGCGGCTGCGCCGCAGGAGGAAGTCATGTCCAAGAAACAGCAGGAACCAGCGCGCAATTATGCCAAACAGAAGAGAATTACGCGCCAGATCGATGCTTTCGAACAGATGGTTCAGAGCATTGTTAAGGCAATTGTTTCATCGCCGCTCTAGTTTCTCTGGCAACGGCAGCGACTTGCCGTGCCGGGCCCTCAAAGACGCGTGCTGCTTCAGGGTCGTTGAAATTCGCAGGAGCTTTGATCGACTCCATAGCCTTATCGATCAGGGCGTTGTCTTTGCCAGCTAGAATTTGCACCACCTTTGTGAGTGCAAGGAGTGCAGAAAGGGTCCCAAGCGCTAGTGGAGAGCTTAGGCCTTCGAGTGGATCAATTTTACCGTCATCACGCATTGAGACCTCCTAGGTCATCATGCCCCAGTCCATGGGCTTTCCGGCAACGGACCGGGGCGGTTCGTTGGAGGTGCAAAGCTACTATGGCGTAATGGTGGCGCGGTACTGGTATTTCATCCAAGTTGGCAGAGTAGATAGCAACTGTGTCAGTTCTGTCACCATGCTTAAGCGTCGTTTTTTCTATGATCTAGCTGCTATATTCTGGATCTTGTAGCCAAGTAGCCGTCAAGCCAGTAGGTGTTCCGTGACTATAGAGTTTACCGATGTGGGGCTTTCCAGTCCGCCTCTAGGAGAAATTCTCAATGCTCCAGGGGTGTGGGTGGAGCCTCCAAATGTCCGTAGAGGTGGAGAGAGTGGTGTTTTGAGGGTAGAGCTAGGTGGTCTGACGTTCTACAAAAAGCAGCAAGTCGGGCATGTCTATCGGAGTTTGCGCCACCCTTTTGGCTATCCAACAGTCGCCCGCGAAGCTAAGGCCCTTCGTGCGGCCGCATCATTGGGAGTAGCTACCCCGGCACTCCTGCACAGCCATATACAGAAACATGACGGTGAGTGGCAGGCGGTGATGTTGACGGCGGCTCTTGACGGCTATCTGTCGTTGGAGGATTTCTACGCTCAGAAGATAGAAAAATCGGTGGGACGCCATCGGCATCTAGAGATTTTAGAGGCGTATGGCCGAGTACTTGCCAAGTTGAACCTTGGACGGTGGCAGCATGGTTGCTTGTACCTGAAGCATGTCTTCGTTGATTTCAGCGAGCCATACGTGAAGGTAGCTTTGCTCGATCTTGAGAAGGCTAGGAAGCGTTTCACCGCGAAACAAGCTGGCCGTCATGACCTTAGGCAGGTCAAGCGTCGGTCTGGATGGGGTGACGAAGAGTGGAGCGCGTTCTGCATGGGCTATAGCGTTTCGTTCGGCCAAAGTGCTGAACTGCTGCTTTGAATGCTGGTTGTAATCCTTGAAGGATCACATGCGAACTCTGATCTTTATCCTCGGAATCACTATGCTGGCAGGCTGCTCGTCGTTCGAGCCCTCAATGGCTCCTGAAGAAACCCGAGAATGCATTACCTACCGCTCCATGATGACCGCGCCAATGGCGCCTGATGCGATGGAGCGGCTGAGGGTGGTTTGCCATGAGTCGCGGTAATAGTGAATGAAGTCTGGCCTGTGCTGGGCTTTTGCATCTGCTGCCGCGAAATTCGATTTCCCGTAAACTGCCCGGCCTACCCACCATTCAAGGAATGAGACCGTGGCATCCAATCACACCGTTACCTGCCCTCACTGCATTACCGAAGTGCCGTGGGGCGCTCGTGTATGCCGAGGTTGCCAAGCCGAGATTGAGTACGGCACCCCTCGTGGCATTACTGCTTTCCTAGGGATCCTTTGCCTGATCGCAGGCTGGTATGCCGCCAAGCTCTTTCACCTCTACATCACCGACAATTCGACGGTCCTCTGGGCGGTGTTCGGGATCGTATTCGGAGGGCTGGCCTTGGCATGCACTAGGTTCTGCAGGCGCCGGTATGCCCACAAGACCATGTTCAAGCGTTTCTACCGGAAATAGGGGATCACATGCGAATTCTGATCGGTGCTGTGGGGCTGGCTTTGCTGGCGGGGTGCACGACTTCGGCTATTCCTATTCAGCAAGCTGAACCTGTTCCCAGTGATGAGGTTTATGCATACCAGTCTAAGCCCGCCACTAGCAGTGGAGCTCTTACAGTAGTGAGAGATTCTGGAGCGCTCGGCTCTGGTTGCGACATTGTCGTGTACATCGACGGTAAGAAATCGGCGAAAGTGGGGCCTGGTCAGCGAGCCACGTTCTATTTGCCGCCTGGTCAGCCGAATCTAGGAATCGGGCTGGCCGGTTCAGGCCTTTGCGGAGGCATGGCTGTTCGCTCAATAACGGGCAGCGTAGAGGCTGGGAAGGAGAGTGTTTACCGCATCAGCGGAGACATGAGTGGCGTATATATAGGGCCCTATATCAATTACAACTGACAGACCGCCTTCGGGCGGTTTTTTTATTCGTGGAGAGTTCAAATGGTCGCTGCATTTGCCACCCCCGGAATGACAACCATCAAGCTGTCTGGGCCGCTTCTACGCCGATTCGGACGAATTCATCGGCGTGTCATCGATAGCGGTTCCGTGAAGGAGGTGTTCTCAGCCTTGAGGGCAACGCTACCTGGTTTCAATGATGAGGTGAAAAGGCTAGATTCTCTCGGCATGCGATTCGCGATTTTTCGAAACGGCAAAAATGTCGGGCCGAAGGATTTCGAGAGAGCAGGAAGCCAGGAGATTCGGATTGTGCCGGTAGTTGGGGGCAGTAAGCGGGGCGGAGTGCTTCAGACCATCGTCGGGGTGATAATGATCGTGGCGGGAGCGTTCTTGAGCGCCACACCATTTGGTGCTCCACTGATTGGAGCGGGTATTGGCCTGGCCGCAGGCGGCGTCATCCAAATGCTCAGCCCTCAAGCCAAAGGCCTTTCCCAAAGCGCCGCCCCGGAGAACCTGCCGAGTTACGCGTTTGGCTCTGCCAAGAACACCACCGCCAGCGGCAACCCTGTTCCGATCTGCATTGGCGAACGCCGCTGGGGCGGGGCGATCATCTCAGCGTCGATAGAGGCGCAAGACAAGGCCTAGGGCCAACTCAGTGAACAGACCGCCTCCGGGCGGTTTTTTATTGCCCGGAGGAAAGCATGGGCCCAGCAGATCACGTGGATATCACTGGCGCCAAGGGCGGCAGCAGCAAGCCGAAAACGCCTGTAGAGGCACCCGATAGCCTGCAGTCGACCAACATCGGCAAGATTCTGATTGCCGTGGGAGAGGGTGAGTTCGACGGTGAGCCGACGGATCGTGACATCTACCTTGATAACACCCCGATCATGGATGCCAGCGGCAGCGTGAATTTTCCCGGGGTGCGGTGGGAGTGGCGCCCAGGCTCGGTGGAGCAGGACTACATCCAGGGTATCCCTGCGATCGAGAACGAGACCACCGTCAATGTTGAGCTGCGCAGCGACAATCCATTTGCCCGTGCCTTGAGCAACATCCAGCTCTCGGCCGTGCGCGTGCGAATGGCCTGGCCGCGCCTGGCGCAGCAGGACAGCAGTGGCAATACCAACGGCTACCGCATTGAGTACGCCATCGATATCGCCACCGATGGTGGCGCCTACGTCGAGGCGCACCTGGGGGCGGTGGACGGCAAGACCACCAATGGCTATCAGCGCTCGGTGCGCGTGAACCTGCCCAAGGCAACCTCCGGCTGGATGCTGCGCGTGCGCCGTATCACTCCTAATGCCAACAGCGGCACCGTGGCCGATACGATGACCATCGCTGGCTACACCGAGATCATCGACCAGAAGCTGCGCTACCCGAACACCGCACTGCTTTACATCGAGTTTGACGCCCAGCAGTTCCAGAACATCCCAGCGGTAACCGTGAAGTGCAAGGCCAAGCGCTGGCCGGTGCCGAGCAACTACGATCCGATTGCGCGTACCTACACCGGTGTATGGGATGGCACGTTCAAGCAGGCTTGGACCAACAACCCCGCGTTCGTCACTTTTGGCGTGTGCGTGGAGGACCGTTTCGGCCTGGGTAAGCGCATCAAATCGTGGATGGTCGATAAATGGGAGATGTACCGCATCGCCCAGTACTGCGACCAGCTGGTGCCAGATGGTGTGGGTGGTCAAGAGCCGCGCTACCTGTGCGACATGAATCTGCAAGGCCGTGCCGAGGCGTGGACACTCCTGCGGGACCTGTCGGCAGTCTATCGCGGCATGGTGTACTGGGCTCACGGCTCTCTGTTCATGCAGGCAGACATGCCGCGTGCGCAGGACATTGACTATGTATTCACCCGGTCCAACGTCATTGACGGCGAGTTCGTGTATGGCGGCGCCGAGCGCAACACGCACTACAGTCGCGCTCTGGTCAGCTACGACAACCCGGCCAACAACTACGACACCGATGTAATCCCAGTCACGGACAACGCTCTTCAGCGCCGGTACCGGGACCGTCCGGTGGAGATTTCGGCTATCGGCTGCACCCGCGCGTCGGAGGCTCAGCGCCGCGGTAAGTGGGCGTTGCTGAGTAACAGCCAGGACCGCACCGTCACTTTTAAGACTGGCATGGAAGGGCGCATTCCGCTGCCTGGCTACGTTATTCCCGTCGCAGACGAGCTGGTTGCGGGCCGTCCAAACGGTGGTCGGATTTCCGCGGCTGCGGGCCGCGTTGTGACCTTGGACCGTGACACGCCGATCAAGGCTGGCGACCGGCTGATCTTGAACCTTCCGAACGGCACCGCCCAGGCACGCACAGTGCAGTCGGTGGCAGGCCGTGCGGTGACGGTGACCACCGCTTATGGTGTGCAGCCCGAGCCGGAACTGCAATGGGCAATCGATTACGACGACCTGGCGGTACAACTGTTCCGGGTGCTGAAGACAACGCGCACCCAAGAGGGTGAGTACGAGATCACCGCGCTCGAGTTCAACCCGAGCAAGTTTGCTGCGATCGATACCGGTGCCAAGCTGGACGAGCGCCCGATCAGCGTCATCCCGGTGACCACTGTGCAGCCCCCCGCAAGCGTGACCTTGTCTTCCGCCCACATGATCGACCAGGGTATCGCGGTCAGCACGATGACCATCGCCTGGCCGGCGGTGGAGGGCGCTGTCGCCTATGACGTGGAGTGGCGCAAGGACAACGGCAACTGGGTTCGCCTGCAGCGCACCGGCGCAACATCGGTGGACGTGGTCGGCATTTACGCGGGTGCCTACCTTGCACGCGTACGCGCTGTGAGCTCGTTCGACATTACGTCGATCTGGAAAAGCTCGACCCTCACTCAGCTGAATGGCAAGGAAGGCCTGCCGCCGGCTGTTTCTTTCCTGGATACGGAAAGCCTGCTGTTCGGCATCGGTATCAAGTGGGGCTTCCCTGCTGGCTCCAGCGACACCCAGCGTACCGAGTTGTGGTACAGCGAAGGTACAGACTTGGACGAGGCCACCAAGCTGGCAGACCTGGCCTACCCGCAGAACGAGTACGTGATGCAGGGCTTGCGCGCGGGCCAACAGTTCTACTTCTGGGCTCGCCTGGTCGATCGTTCCAGTAATCTTGGCCCATTCTTCCCGGTAGCCCCGGCAGTGGTTGCCGGAATGGCCAGCGCAGATGCTGGCGCGATCCTCGAGCAGATCAAGGATCAGATCACCGAAAGCGAACTGGGAAAAGAACTGCTCAGCCGTATCGATCTGATCGACAAGAATGGCCCCGGGTCGGTGAACGAGCGTGTGGACGAGGCGCGTAATCAGCTGAGTGAGCAGGTTTCCGAGGTCAATAACGCGGTCGAGACGGTCAAATCGTCGGTGTTGACGGCTCGTGATGAATTGCAACAGCAGCTCGCGGCAGTTGATCAGGAAGTCGATGCGGCCCGGTCCGAGCTGCAGCAGCAGATCAATACCGTGTCCGCGTTGGCCGGCTCGTTGCCGTACAACAAGGACAAGGCCTATACGCTCAATCAGGGCGTACTGGGCGCCGATGGCAAGCTGTATCAGGCCCTGAAAGCGGTACCCAAGAACAACCCGCCGCCCAATGCGACCTACTGGACCGATGTTGGCCAGGCCATTGTCACGGCGGCCGGCACCGCCGCGCGCGTCGGCAAGGTCGAAACGGACGTTTCTACCCTCAACGGTACGAGCACGGCGCAAGCCTCCAAGATCGAGGGCCTGCAGTCCGGCCTGACCACCACCAATGGCAACGTGACGGCCGCCCAGCAAGCCGCGCAGGCAGCTGCCACGGCGGTGGGCGCCAAGGGGGAAGTGATCTATGGCAGCACCGCGCCGGCCGCTGACAAGCGTCTGACGCAAAACCTGTGGATCGACACCACCGGCAACGCCAACACGCCGAAACGCTGGAACGGCAGCAGCTGGGTAGCCGTGACCGACAAGGTGGCCACCGATGCAGCAGCGGCAGCGCAGTCAGCGCTGACCGAGGTGGCCAAGAAGGCCGATGCGTCGACTGTGCAGACCTTGTCCAACACGGTCGCCCAGCATGGCCAGGACATTACCGCCCAAGGTCAGGCGATGACGGCGATTGACGCCGCGATCGCCGAGGTGGGCGGGGAGAACCTGCTGTACAACCCCACGTTCAATCGTGCCAGCACGGCCGATGCCAACGTGCCAGATGGATGGGCGCTGGACGGTAGCGCAACCAGAAACCCAAGCATGGTGCCGTCCTGGTTGAACGCGGGAGAGCGGGCGTTTCGGGTCGCGGTCACTGGCGTCACGAACGCGAGCCCCTATTTTTCGCTGGTCACCCAGTCGACCCAGCGGCCAAGGGTAGCGGGCGGGCAGAGCGTCACCACATCGGTCTACGTTCGCCGCATGGCGGAGGCGGGCTTGATGGCCCTACGCATCTACTACCAGTGGATCAACGAAGCCGGCACGGTAATTTCGGCGCCGGCCAACGGGCTCATGCCGATCACGGTTGAAGGTAGCCGACACTCGTTCACCGCGGTGGCCCCTGAGGGGGCTGTTCGATTCAACGTCTATTTCCGTGTTCACAGCCAGACGGCAGCGGCTGTAAACGGCTCTTTGGAGCTGGCCAGGCCGCAAGCTGAATACGGTTCCCGTGCAACGGGTTGGCGGGACAATGGGCAAGTCACTGCAGGCGAGGTCGCGGCGAACGTCTCGGCCACCAACCTGCTGACCGGCCGAGTTGGGCAGACCGAGCAGGGGTTGGTGTCGCAAGGGCAGTCGATCGTCTCGCTTGAAGGTGGGTTGACCACCACCAAGCAAGGCGTGACCGCCGCCCAGCAGGCCGCTCAGGAAGCCGCTACGGCGGCCGGCGCCAAGGGTGAGGTCATCTATGGATCGACCGCACCTGCAGCGGATAAGCGCCTGGCGCAGAACTTGTGGATCGATACCACCGGCAATGCCAACACGCCGAAACGCTGGAACGGCAGCGCGTGGGTTACGGTAACGGACAAGATCGCCACGGACGCGGCGGCCGCTGCGGCCAATGCCTTGACGGTTGCCCAAAGCAAAGCCGATGCCTCGGTGGTGCAGACCCTGAGCAGCAAGGTCAGCGATAACGAAGGCAAGCTCACCACGCAGGGCCAGTCGATTACGGGCCTGCAGGGCAGTCTTGCCACGACCAACCAGAACGTCACCGCTGCCCAGCAGGCCGCGCAGGCGGCCGCCACGGCGGCCGGCGCCAAAGGTGAAGTTATCTACGGATCGAGCGCCCCGGCCGCTGACAAGCGCCTGGCACAGAACCTGTGGATCGACACCACCGGCAACGCCAACACGCCCAAGCGCTGGAGCGGCAGCGCCTGGGTGGCTGTGACCGACAAGGTGGCCACCGATGCGGCTGCAGCAGCGCAGTCGGCCTTGACGGAAGTGGCCAAGAAAGCCGATGCCTCGACCGTTCAGAGCCTGATCAACACGGTAACCCAGCAGGGTCAGGACCTGATCGCCAAAGGCCAGGCGCTCACGGCAATAGATGCTTCCATTGGTGATGCAGGCGGGGAAAACCTGCTCTACAACCCGGCTTTCACCAAGGTCAACGCGGTCGATCCGAATGTGCCTGACGGTTGGACCAGAGATGGTGCAGCGCAGAACAATTCCAGCATGGTCGAGTCCTGGTTGAATGCTGGAGAGCGTGCTTTCAGGTCGGCTCTGACGGGGGTTACCAGTGGCTCGCCGTACCTGTCGCTTATCCCTGCTACGACGCGAAGGGTAAAAGTCGGTGGTTCACAGACCGTTACGTCGTCGGTTTACGCCCGGCGCGCAGCTACTTCTGGCCTGCTTTCCCTGCGCCTGTATTTCCAGTGGCTGAATGCTTCGGGCGGGGTTATTTCAGCCCCGTTCTCGACGCTCAACCCTGTCAGTGTTGACGGTAGTCGCCACACCCTGACTGCGGTCGCACCCGCCGATGCAGTTGCCGCCGTTGTGTATTACCGGGTGCATGGGGCGACCTCGACCGCAACCAATGGTACGGTTGAGCTGGCCCGACCGCAGGTCGAGTACGGTTCTCGTGCATCCGGCTGGCGGGACAGTGGCCAGGTGAACGCGGCTGATAACGCGGCCACTTCAGCCGCCGTCGATAATCTGACCTCGACGGTGAACCAGCAAGGCAGCAACCTGAGCAGTGTGGCCGGGAGGACCACAAGCCTGGAGAACAGCCTTTCCACCACCAATGGCAACGTGACCACTGCCCAACAGGCCGCACAGGCGGCCGCGACAGCGGCGGGCGCCAAGGGGGAGGTGATCTATGGCAGCACCGCGCCGGCCGCTGACAAGCGTCTGACGCAAAACCTGTGGATCGACACCACCGGCAACGCCAATACGCCGAAGCGCTGGAGCGGCAGCGCCTGGGTAGCGGTGAGCGACAAGGTAGCCACGGACGCGGCCGCCGCTGCCGCCAGTGCGCTCAGTCAGGTAGCCACCAAGGCCGAAGCGTCGGCCGTGAACTCGCTGACCAACCGGGTGAACAGCGCCGAAGGTACGCTCAGCAGCAACAGCAGCGATATCACCCAGCTGAAAAACAGCATCGGCACGGCCCAGCCCTTCGTGGCGGGCAAGTCCTGGGAGTTCATCGGTTCTACTCTGGGATGGGTAAGCACTACCGCCGGTTCGACCTTCACCGCTGGTCCGCTGTTTGCCACGGTAAACAAGTGGACGAACCTGCAGTGCAACTTCACCCCGGCGTTTGCAGGCGCCGAGAACCCTTACCTGCGTATCCGGCTGCGTCGACGCAACACCACCCGTGCGGGCGCCCAGATGTATTGGGCAAACGAGGACGGTGGCCTGGCTGAGGCTCGCCGCATGGCGTGGACCATCAGTCTGACCACTGACGATTGGCAAGACATTGAGTTTGACCTGTCTAGCCACGCGGGGTGGAACGGCAAAAGCATCATCGCCATTCGCCTGGACATGATGAACTCGGTGGACACGTCGGGCGAAATCGACATTGCCTACATCGCGGTTGGCCGCCGCTCGGCGGCCGCCTCGGCGCAGGCAGTCGCCAGCCTGGAGAGCAACGTTACCCAGCAGGGCGGCAAGCTCACCGCCGAGGGGCTGCGGATCGACGGGTTGTATGCGTCGGTCGGTGATGCGAACGCAGCGATTCAGAACGAAGCCAAAGCGCGGGCCGATGGGGATGGTGCACTTAGCCAGCAGATCCAGACCACTCAATCGTCCTTGGGCAGTACCAACGCTTCGGTACAGCAGATCAGCACTGCGCAGACCGGATTGAATAACCGGGTCAACGCTCAGTACTCGATCAAGGTGGCGGTTACGCAAAGCGGGGTGTATGCCCTTGGAGGGATTGGGGTTGGCATCCAGAACCAGAATGGTGTGCTGCAGTCGGTAGTGGCCGTTCTGGCGGACCAGTTCGCCGTCATCAACGCTGCCGGCAACGGTTACGTCAGTCCGTTCGCGATTCAGGGCGGCCAGGTGTTCATGAATGATGCCTTCATCCGTGATGGCAGCATCATTAACGCCAAGATCCAAGACGCCGCTATCAGTAACGCCAAGATCGCAAACGGTGCCATCACCTCGGCCAAGATCGGGGAGGCCGAAATCGACACGCTGCGTATCCGTGGCAATGCTGTCACTGTGCCTGTATCGGCCAATAACCCCGGGAATATTCTTGGCGCTGGTGTAGGTCAGTGGCTAAACGTGATCGCCGTCGGCGTGCAAATGGACGAGGCCGGTTTCATCACTGCCCAGTACAGCTGCTATCAGGGATTCGGCAGCGGCATCCGTAAGTATCAATTCCAGATGGATATCAACGGCCTGGTTATCGCCCAAGGTGGCGGTGACTGGGCGGATAGTTTCCCCAACCTGATGGGATCGATCGGTGTGGGGCCGGGTTACTTCGTTATCACTGTGAAGTGGTGGGGGGAGAACTCGGGGGTAGGCGTTCAGAACCACACCCTTTACGCAATGGGAACCAAACGATGAGCAGCATTGAACACTATGCAGCCTATGAAACTGACGGCCGGATCGTGTTTGCCGTCAGCTGCCCGCCAGAGCACGGGAAGAAAATCATCAGGCTCAACACCGACCGGCCGTTCATCCAGGTGGGCACACCGGCACGGCCGGCCGAGCACTTCGTCATTGGCCAGATGCTCAAGGAGCGCCCCCAGATGGGGGCGGTTCTCCAAGGGCACTGGTTAAAGGGCGTGCATGAAGGTGCCGCCGTCAACATCGAGAGCGAAACCTACACCGCTGACGGCAGTGACATCGAGCTGGGATTCTCGGCGCCGGGCACCTACACCGTCTCGGTCAGCCTTTGGCCCTACCGCGATCAGGAGTTCATCGTTGAAAATTCAGCATAAGTGCGACCACACCAAGCGCCGTGCGGCCGAGTATCCGCCAGTGGAGGAACAACTGGACATGCTGTGGCATGCCATGAATCAAGGGCACATGCCCAAAGCAGAGCCGTTTTTCTCGACCCTGCAGCAGATCAAGCAGCAATACCCCAAGGCTTGAGCCTAAGCCAACTACCCAATGCCCGCCATCGAGCGGGCTTCTTTTTGTCTGGAGATTGACCCATGCCTTTCGTAGCCATCAACGCAACCAACCTGTACGACGCCGCCAACCTAATTTCGTACGCCACCCAAGAGCAGGCCGACACCCGTGCCCGGGAAATCCTGCAGCAGTTCCCGGCCGCGCAGGTGCTGGTGGCCAAGGTGCTGAGTGAGTACCGGGCCACGGTAACCGTGACTGTTCAGGACCCGTCTGAGCCGGAGCCTGAGGCGCCTGCCGCCTGATAGGGCAGCCCCATCCAAGCCCGCCCAGCGCGGGCTTTTTTTTGTCAGAGAAAACCTCCTCTTGGCGATAGGCGGATGAGTTAGGGAATACCCCGTTTAACCATTCGAAACACCTAAGGTGATAGGTATTCTAAGCAAGTCACGATCCATCGTGAGCTGACAGTCATCACCTAGGTTGAACCTTGTGTAATAGAGATATGCTTTTCTGCCAACGGTCCCGAAGTTGACGTCTTCAGACTCGCTGTCGAGGATTGAAGGGTATGCAGCTGGTGATTGTGGTTGACAATTTTGCTTTCCAGGAATTGTTAGTATTTCTCTTCCCTTGCTCCAATGGATTAAATCCTTCGAGGTCGAGTAGCTAAACCTTGCATCAACTCTAGGGGTGTGACCTTTTTTGTTTATAAAGTCTTCATAGACTGCAATAAACTCTTGGGTTTCCGAATGCCATAACAGACTCCTCACCTTACTGGTAATGTTTTGTAGAGTGGTGCAAGTATTATTATTGGTATTTGAGGTATGGGTTTTTGAGAGATCTATAGTGAAGTCTTGGCCATCCCAGAACTTCCAAGAGGAGGGGTCTTTTATGTCGCTTGCTCTAGCTAGGCAATTCCCCATCTTCTGATTTCTGTATTTTGAAGTGTAGAATATGGAATAATGCTGATTGTTTAGCTTTATGATGTTGGAGGTTGTTAAAAACCCTATAGGTCCTCCTTGTTTTTTTGAAAACTTATGACCAGATTGAGCGATTATTCTATCTGAAGGACTCTGTGTGGTGAATGACTTTCCTCCATCATTGGAATACGCGAGAATAATAGCGCTCCACCAGCAACCGAGATTTTTTCCATTGGATTCATCGCAGTTTTTGAACCATCTGCCATGATAGTCGGAACTGGCCAGAGATACGACTGTTTTGCCATTGTCCTCGCTGTAAAATGTTTGCAACCAGATTCTGGCGTCGTACAGTTGTGGCTGAGGGCTCATGTTAGCCTTGAACCTGACATCGCACGACGGTTTCACACTGTCCAGTGTCTTGCCGGACATTGACCTGTTTATATAGTGAGTTGCATATAGGTTTACAGTACCATCCGCAGATCTAAACGCTCTTGCTGGTGAATCTGGAATGTTGTCGTCACTGCACCTGTCATTTTTCCAATTGAATACAACCTGCGTTTCGTTCACTTCTGGTGTTATTGTCAAGTCCGGATGGTTTGAGTCGGCAAGTGACAGTGTATTTATACTCATTGGCAGTGCAAGAGCTGTGATTAACTTTGTTGCTGTATATCTGGGGCGCAAGAGTGATGCCGTTGTCATTTTTATTTCCATAATGTTGCTGGGCTTATTAGTCACGGCGTTAGATCGCATCTAGCCGTTCGAGGTTCAATTCTTGAACGCAACAATCATAGGTCACTCCGAAAATTCTGATTCGTCCCAGTTTTAAAGTCTGCCCCCTAGTTGGTATTTTTTCGCTGGAGAAACCGTGGCCAGACTCACAGCACCCGGGCTGGGGCGTGAACGTGCTCCGGTTTATGGACCAGATCGCTTGTTCGGAAGGCGCCTCTACCGTTAAGGCCAGCGATGATGGGGCAACACTCTGGGCGGCGGTGGCCCGCTTCAAGGCTATACCGGTCGTCTCCGGTGCAAGCTTACCTTCCTATCAACGACGAACTGGTCACCAGCATCGCCGCCGGCCGGTACCATTTGCTTGGGATTTACGTTCGCGGCTATGCGATGCCGAACCATTTTTCGCCGTTCACGTATTCACCACGCAGGCGCTGAGGGATTGCAGCCCCAGGGTCTCGATCACGTCTAGAGATCCGACTGAGCCGGTGCCTGAGGCATCTGCGGGCTGAAGCTTGGTATTACCATGTTGCCGTGCTTGTATTGCTGGTAACTGGTATAGGGCAGCACAACGGTATCAGCAATGCCAGACGCTGCCATGTCGATCAGGATTTCGTACGGATCTGAATGTACTCCCGTTCTTTCCGGCCCAGTTAAGTTGCAAAACTGATACGCAACGCCGCTATACATCCGAGGGATCTCTGGGCAGTAGGAATTCCACTCAGCTAGGTCGCCCACGGCCTTTGACTCGCTCGACACTGTTCGCACAGTCCCGCACCCGCTCAGCACGGCTGCGAGCATTATCCCAATCCATAGTTTCATAAGGCCACCTCATCTGTGATGGCCAGATCATAGCGCATCTATTCTCGCGCCCGCCCAGTGTGGGCTTTATTTCGTCTGGAGAAAACCAATGCGAACATCGCAACGCGGCTTGAGCCTCATCAAGTCGTTCGAGGGCCTGCGCCTGCAGGCCTATCAGGATTCAGTCGGCGTCTGGACCATTGGCTATGGCGCTACCCGCGGCGTGAAGGCCGGCATGAAGATCAGCAAGGAGCAGGCCGAGCGCATGCTGCTGAACGATGTGCAGCGCTTCGAGCCAGAGGTTCAGCGCCTGGTCACCGCGCCGCTGAGCCAAAATCAGTGGGACGCTCTGATGAGCTTCACCTACAACTTGGGTGCGGCCAATCTCGAATCGTCCACGCTCCGCCGGTTTCTCAATGCGGGCAACTATGCGGCCGCTGCCGATCAGTTCCCGCGCTGGAACAAGGCTGGCGGGCAGGTGCTGGCCGGCCTGGTCCGCCGGCGCGCTGCTGAGCGTGAGCTGTTCCTGGAGGCGGCGTGACCTGGATCGACGCGGTACCGGCCTGGTGCTGGTGGTTGATTGCCATGGTGCTGGTGGCTGGAGGCCAGGAAATTCGCGTAGGAGCGGAGAAGTCTGAGGCTGCAGCCGCCCGCGGCGAAACCGCAACGGCGCGAACCGAACTGTCCGACTACCGCCTGCAGGTTGCCGAGCGAGACCGGCGCGCCGCTGCTCAGGCACGACAGGAAGAACAGCGCCGCCAAGCCGTGGCGGACGAGGAGGGTGAAAGTGCACGACGGAAACTGGAACTGGCCGAAGGTCGCGCCGCTACTGCTGAGTCTGCTGCTAGCGGGCTGCACGGCGAAATCAAGCGACTGCGGGATGGGCACCGAGCCACCTGCGACACCATCGCTGCCCAGCAGCGCGAGGCAGGAGCCTCTGCCGTCGTGGTGCTCGGGGGATTGCTTGAAGAGTCTGACCGAATGGCGGGAGACCTCGCGTCAGCGCTTGAGCGAAGCCGAATAGCTGGGCTCGCGTGCGAGTCGATCTATAATGGGCTCTCTATAAAGGAGAGGGATCGTAGTGGAAAATCGTCAAGGTAACGCCAAGGCCGGCGAGTTCTTGCCCGGCATCATCATCCCGCCCGAGATCCATGGATTGCTCCGCCGGCGCCTGGCCCAGGTTGAGAGCTCCGACAGCGCGGTCAATTGCCTGATCTCCCAGGCCAGGGCTGAGAGCCTGGTGGAGGCTCTGGAGGTGCTGAAGGCTATCCCAGCCCAGGCCATCGAGCGCCTTTACGAGGTTGTCGAGCATTCGACGCAGGCCCGCCTGGCCGAAATTGGCGGGCAGGGTTAG